GGGAGAGTGATAGATGAAAAATGACGCAGAACTTTGTGAATGGCTACGTAGAACGGACAATAGTGTTTTAGGGATTATGCCTGCCACCCAAGCGGCTGACAGGATAGAAGAGTTGGTGGCTAGGAATGCACAACTTGAAGATCTGGTTAGAGCTATAGCACACATTGGTGTTGATTTTGGGCATGGAGAGTTTGATCTTGATGACTCGCACATAAGAAAGGCTAGAGAACTATTTGTGGGGCAGAGTTAATGAGAGATTATAAAGAGAAATCAATGATTAACGAAAAATGTAAAGAAGAAGTTAGAGAGTTTTTAATGCAACATAGCACACCAGCTATTCGAGTAGCTACAACAATGAGGGATGGCTACGTTGCTTGCATTTACCCCGTTAAAACAATTTGTGGGGCAGAGTTAATGTGCAGCCCTAATACAAAACGGTATCTTATGGAATTAACGAGAGCCGCCTAATAATTCAATAAGGAGCTTGATGTGAAAAGAATAATTGACGGTATGAGTGCTAGACAGATAGCATACGGATGGGAGTCGATGCCAAGAGACGGCGTGGATCTAGAGGAGTACTTAGAATCACTCTGCAAACCCGAGCCTAATTGGGAAGATGATGTACGATATGAAGCTGAATGAATTAGAACTGTTAGCAGAAGATTTAGAGTGCGTACAAATGTGGCTAGATGATAAAAAAGCACCGAAAATAAATGCAGAGGGTAAAGAGTATAGCGTGGTTGGCAGAATGCAATGCTTGCTGAATTCAAAAAAAGGAGAAAAGTAATGAATATTGTTTGGTTTTTTTGGCGTGCTGTTTCGGTTTGTATTTGTTTCGGTGGAATTTTCGATTATTTGTTAGGTCTCACCGCCTATCCTCTCGTATGGATTTGTGGTTTGGTTTGCTGGGTGTACGTTGGTTCGTGCATTGAATCTTATGAAAGCAGGAAGAGGGGTTGGAAAAATTTGAATAGGTGGGAATGAATAATCTTTGTTTCTTACGTAGTTAATTAAAAGGAGAAAGTAATGAATAAGTGCAAAAAATGCCCTGATGGAGAGATGGTACTCAAGATAGAAGATTACGAATTCCAGCATGAGGGAATACCTTTAGTGGCACCGCGTCCTTACCATGAGTGTAATGCCTGCGGCTTCGACATAGTTTCTTATGATCTAGCAGTACTGAGCGATGCACTAGTCCATCACGCCAAATACAAAGGAGATAAAAAATGGATATAATAGTGAATATTGTGTTATTTGTGGTAACAATTATGTCCTTATCGTGGGTAACTTTGTCTGTTTTTGTTATGACTGTAGATAGCTTTGGGGAATCTTATATTAAATCACGCTTTCTTGCAGGTTTAATATGGTTTGGCTTGATTGCGGTTTGGCTTGTCGCCTTAGGTTTGTGGCTCAAATGACTGATGAAGAATTTAAAGCCAGAAAAAAAGAAAATATAAAATTAAATAAAGAAGCTCAGGCTTTGCTGGCATTTTATCGAAAAGAGTTGAAGAAATTATCAGATAGAATGAGAAATGCTTGACATCTCTTGTGACCTTGATATAATAGTACTTCATTAATTAGAGAGCTTTATATTATGATTAGAATATTTCAAATTAAATTGACTTCCGCTGATGTTGACCTGATTAATCGAGAAGGTCATATGTCAAGCGAGAAGAATATCGCACGAATGAACTTGTCAGCCGGCATATCCCTCTTTCCAGATATGCATAAATACTTTACTCCTTCTTATGATGTTAAAACAGATAGTCTTGAGCAAGCGTTTCGATTAACTAACTTGTGGGAAGACGAGTCTAAAGTTACTAGACTAAACGGAAGTAGCTACTCAACTAGTGTTGGCGATCTAGCTTATAACTTTGATACCGGATTGTTATATCGATGCGCTAACTTTGGGTGGCGAGTAATTGACGAGAAAGATGCCAGCTCGTTTCTTCTTCAGATGCGACTATTCCTGCGTGCGGATGCACCATAAAACGATCACTCACAACTAGCCTTCTTTCGAGAAGGCTTTTTTAATTCCACTTGACAAACGGTAGAAGACCTGCTATAATACAACCTGATCGACAATCTCGTAAATTGGTGAATTCCTAGGTGGTGCGTCGATCTTATTTTAACTTAACTGGAGATGTGTGTGGTAAATTTAATTGCGCTAAGTAAACCGAGCGCGTATAGTGAATGCAGAACAGCCGAAGAATTAGTAGCGTATACTGCGCGAGTAAGTAATCCGGCTAATCAAAATAACACTGGGACAGCAAGCAAGCTCCTCTCGTATCTCATTAGTGAGAATCATTGGTCGCCTCTAGAGATGGTTCATATGACAATGGAAATTAAAACGACTAGAGATATTAGTCGCCAGATTTTACGTCATCGATCCTTCTCGTTTCAAGAGTTTAGTCAACGATATGCAGTGAGTGAGAATATAGACGTAGTTAGGGAAACACGATTACAAGATAAATCGAATCGTCAAAACTCTATAGAGACGGATGATAAACATGTACATCATGAATGGCTTGACGCGCAGGCTAAAGTTAGAACACTAGCAAAAGAGCAGTATCATAGGGCTCTTGATCTAGGTGTCGCGAAAGAGCAAGCGAGGTCATTGTTACCCGAAGGTCTTACCGAGACTACGCTATATATGTCGGGTAGTCTAAGATCGTGGGTACACTATTGCGATCTTAGAATGTCAAACGGTACACAGAAAGAACATATGGAAATCGCTAAGTCCTGTTGGGAAATTATAGGACAGCACTTTCCTAGTGTAATTAATTCAATTGAAGATAAGGAATAAAGAAATGGGTATAGGAATATTGACGGGCCTAAGTAATTTAATAGGAAAGGTGGTATCAGTCGTAACAGTTTCTGGTGAGTATGTTGGCGTTTTTGACGGTGAAGGCAAAGATGGCGAGATCGTCGTTGAAAATCCTCGAATGTTAATCGCAACTGAAGACGGTGTAGGATTTGCGAGAGGTATATGTATGACTGGTATGGCTGATGCGAAGATGGTACAGTTTAAAGACTATGTTTTTCTTACAACCACTAATGATGATTTCGCAAAATCCTACAGAGAAGCGACCTCATTGATACAACGAGTGTGAATAGCAAAAAAGCCAAGCTCTTCCGTAAAGTAGGAAAGGTTGACAAAAGGTCTAAGAAACTGTACAATACTTTAGATCACAAAGAGCGTGAAGTTCTTGGCGAAATATATGCTATTCTAAAAACTAAACAAAAGGTGAAATAAGATGAACGTGTTCTACTTAGATAAAGACCCAGTAGTATGTGCTGAAATGCATAACGACAAGCACGTGGTAAAGATGCTTGTAGAATACGCGCAACTTATGTCGACGGCTCATAGAATTATTGACGGCGAACACTGGGAGGGAAGAACTACAAACGGTCGCAGAATCGCAAGGTTCTTCCACCCAGACTCCGCTATGCAACATACTCTATATAAGGCTACTCACATGAATCATCCATCTGCGGTGTGGCTCCGAGAATCAGCACAGAATTATACGTGGTTGTACGATATGTGGACAGCATTACATCATGAGTTTGAACACAGATATGGCAAGTCTCACCTTTCATTCACTAAGCTAGAGTACTACTTGATATCCCCTCCCGAGGGTTTAACTGGTGCATCCGGCTTTACAGATCCACCTCCTGCTATGGGTCAATTCCCTGATTGTATCGTTCCAGGCGATTCAATAAACTCTTATCGTAACTACTATAAAGTAGCTAAGAAGAGTTTTGCAGTATGGACAAAACGCGACACACCCTATTGGTGGAAATAATGGCAACAAAAAATGACGTAACTGGAGATAGTATCCAGAGTAAGAAAAGCAGTAAGAACTATCGTGATAATTTTGAAAACATATGGAAGAAACCCGATGAATCGCCAGTACCAGAGAGCGAGGATACGGATACAGATAATGAAACATATCGAAGAGAATATGATTGATGGCTAAAAAAGTAACAGCTAAAAGGGTTAAACGTGCCAAGTTTGTACCTAAACCCAAGAAGACGTTGATACCTCAACCCAATTGGAGTAAACTTGAAAAGGCTACGACCGAAGATCAGCGTATGCAAGCTTGGTTAGATTGTGATATGTTCGTGCATTGTGAAGTGACTGATAAAGAATATCTTCACTCTATGAAGAAGTGGCTTAGAAAAGAAAGCGGTTGGGGTGTAAATGACGAGGTGCTTTTAATACCAGATACGTTCTTAGTAGCTTGCGCAAAGCATGGTTGGAAAGCGATACGTCTGGGCTACATGCCGGTTGCAGTTCGAACGTCTTTATATAAGGTACTCATGCCGTTACTGAAAAATGCGCAGGCACTTAAAGATAAGGTCACGGGCGATCCATTGATTCACCCCACCGTATCTGATAAAGATGAAGATCATGCGCTATATCTGCCCAAAGTGAAAGAGTGGATTGTTTCGATTAAGCAATACCTCAAAGCGAGTAAGCATTACGAAGAATCGTCCGATGCGAAGTTAAGAATGCAATACCAAACTGCAATGACTTATCTGTATAATCTATCTGCTTATATGCGAACAGGCGTGTGGCTAGATTCGCATTACGGTGAGAAGCGGGAGTATAAGCAAGTATCTGTTTGCGTAGCTCCTTCATATCGCCCAGACGGTACTATGAATAGAACGATAGGTGTCCACTATCCTGATGTTGGGGCTGTATGGACACGAGAAATGGAGTATCCGAATGAAGCTTGATGGAATGATGATGACGAAGAGTAGGTTCACTAAGATGGTCGAAGACTGGGTGCGCGAAAAGCGAATGCCCTACATGGATGCAGTCTGCGCTATATGTGAACAACACAAGATGGAGATCGAAGATGTTAAGAAGTACATATCTCCTGTTATAAAGAATAAGATAGAAGCTGAAGCAATGAGCCTAAACTATCTTCCTCGCCAAAACACTTTACCAATTTAGCTATATACTAATGCGTAATAAAATGATTGACTTTGGTTGATCATTATGTTACAATACTCGAAGTACCATAAACTGAAATACACTGTTAATAATAGGAACAAGAAATATGTCTTTTGCAAATTTAAAACGTAACCGCAATTCAATCGCAGACCTCGTATCTGCGGGCGCCACAAACACTGAAAAGAAAAACTATGACGATGATCGTCAATGGAAAGCGACGGTCGATAAAGCTGGTAATGGCTATGCCGTTCTCCGTTTCTTGCCTGCACCAGAAGGTAATGAGACTCCATGGGCTAGATATTGGGACCATGGCTTTAAAGGACCTACCGGTCAATGGATGATCGAACGATCATTGACTAGTATCGGGCAACAATGTCCAATATCAGAAGCAAATAGTGCGCTCTGGAATTCGGGCAACGAAGATGATAAAGCTATCGTGCGTGATCGTAAGCGTAGGCTTCATTATGTATCGAATGTATTGGTCGTAAGTGATCCGAGCAACCCTTCTAATGAAGGTAAAGTAATGCTCTATACTTTCGGTAAGAAGATTCATGATAAGATCATGGATGTTATGCAACCTCAGTTTCAAGATGAAGCTCCACTTAACCCATATGATATGTGGGAAGGCGCAGACTTCAAATTGAAAATCAGAAATGTAGAGGGTTATCGCAACTATGATAAGTCAGAGTTCGCCAGTCAATCAGCCTTATTAGGTGGTGACGACGAGAAGCTTGAAGCATTGTATGCCACGACATATGATTTAAATGAGTACACAGATCCTGCTAATTACAAAACTTACGCAGAATTATCTGCTCGTCTAGCTCTTGTATTGGGTCAATCTAGTCCTCAAACTCTGGCTCATTCTGTATCACTTGATGCTCAATCTCCTGCTCCTGCTCCTGCAAGTGCACCTCAACCCAGCATCGCAGCCGCTGATGCCGCAGTTCCATCATCCGCAGCCTCTGAAGATGAAGATACGATGGCATACTTCAGTTCTCTAGCGGCTGAAGACTAAACTAATCGGGGTTGGCATTCGTCAACCCCTTTTTTAATTTGAAGGACTTATATTATGGATTACTCAACAATTCTCCAACTTTATTCACCATCGATTTTAGAATATTTCTTTCTAGGAATTATATTATTAAGTCTCATTCTATATCTTTATAATCCTAAGGAACATTGGTCGATAGAGATGCAGAAGCGATTCGAATACCAGAACATGCCCGTATTAATACCAGTCCCTATCATAACTAAAGATATGGGATTCTGGAGTGCAATAAGAACTTGGCTATTCACTCGAAGAACCTTTGAGCTAGGTGAAGATTTTAATTTTTCATTAAGAAGATATGGCACAGATTTTATTATACCAAAAGGATTTCGTACAGACTGCGCCTCTATACCTAGATTTCTTGGCGCATTCTTATCTCCGACTGGTCTTCTTTTGATTCCAGGAATCGTTCACGATTATTGCTATCGAACAGGATACTATCCACCCACAAAGGGTAGTGAGTTTTTCTATGTAGACGCTATTTCACGAAAGGAATCAGATATTTGGTTTCGTGAAATCGCTACTTCGGTCAACGGTTTTGTTGTATTGAACCATATCGCGTATGTAGCACTAAGACTAACCGGATGGTGGGAATGGAAAGGGAGTGCTAGTGAAGCTTGTAGAATTCTCCAAACAAAATGGTGGCTTAAACCAGGCTTTATCCTTTGGATTCTTGCCGCAGTCGTGTTGACCCTTTACTCTTGTAACGTACCTAGGTACGATATAATATATACACATTGACAGAGGTTGCAATAAATGTTTGAATATAGATGTAAAGTAGTGAGAGTCATTGACGGAGATACAGTGGTTGTAGATATCGACTTAGGTTTCGGTATCGAAATGAGGAATCAGACCATAAGATTGCGTGGTGTAGATACTCCGGAAGTTCGTACACGAGATGACATAGAAAAGATGTACGGTAATATAGCCAAAGACTATGTGGAACATATGCTACTTTCGCAAGAAGAAACAGACGGGTATGTTGTTTTGAAATCATATTCGCATTCAGGAAAGTACGGTAGAACGCTCGGTGATTTTATAGTAAAAGGATCTTCACTCGCTTCGATGATAATAGAAGAACATGTTGGTGTAGAATACATCGACACAGAATCAAAAGAAGATCGAGCAATACAGCATGTTCTCAATAGAACCTTAATAAGTGAAGCGATAACAGAGGGCTACATTTAAATGGCTAAACACATCGAAGATAAAACGCATAGCGGAAATGAACTGAGAACCATATGTGAAATGCATCGTGAGTTATACGATATAGTGTATGGGGTTGATGGTATGGAAGAAGCTTGTAGAATTCTTCAAGAAGCTTACACTGCGGCTAAGAAGATGGACGCGAAGCTTCGCCAATATGCGGGTGACTATGATAACAAATGGTGGGAGCTTGAACGTGAGATAGTCATATCAGAAAAGATACAAAGCAGAACAGCCCGATCAATAGAACGGAAAGAAATAAAAAAACGAGAGATGTAATTGATCTCTAGTGTGCTCCACACGATGGGAAGCGAGATAATTACTCGTAGGAGACGAGCTATCAATAGACTAGCCGTTATGGTAAAGCGTCACACGATTATGAATGGCTGAAGCCGCTAGTAATCGTTCCACTAAATTTTTAATTTACCAAGAGTAAGCGTTTGATCGTGTTCCGTTGTTTGTTGTAGGACTAGTCATAACAAACGGGCTACTAGTATTAGAAACATTGTTTTGTGTAGTAGTCGGTGCTGATACTTGAGTTGTCTGTACAATGGTCACATTAGCGTCACCAGAAGCACTGGATGTCTGTCTCCCGATCTCTTCGCTAACACTCTGTCGAGACTCGTCACCTTTTATCATTTCCGCAGTAACAGTTTTTGTTACAAACTCAACGCGCTCTTGCGCGTCTGTACGTTGTTCAGCTTTCCATCTAGAAAGATCACCGTACTTCTCACTTTCGTTTACGCCAGTAATCGAAGCCATATCAGCCATAGTACTAGCAGAAAAGGTGGGCTGAGGTATGCGTGGCTTTTCACCCTTACCAGAGTTGTCGTTGAATCCATTATCGAATTCGCGCATGAATGCTTCTATCGGAGAATCGCCTTTAGTGAAGATAGCTTTAATTGCGGCTGTCGCACCTCTACCTACACCTTCGACGAAATTCAAGATAGTGTCGACAATACTACCGAAGCTGTCTGCCATTGAAAAACCGTCGAGTAGTTTAGAGAAATTATCAAAGCCTAGTTTACTAGACAACCAAGAGATTCCATCTTTGAGTAGATCAAGGGGTAGGGTAACTAGGCTACCGATTCCTTTAAGAACACCTTTCGCAACGGCTGTAAACTTAGCGAACAGATCAGAGCCATCGCCTAGACTAGACAACTCTTCGAATATTGCCATTCCGGTTTCTATTGCTAATGTGATAGGCAAGAATGCTCTACCAATAATTCTGAAGAAACCAAATACCTTAGAGAACGAAGCTCCGAACTTTGATATGAATCTCGTGACGGGCTCAAAGAAGCTTGTAATCTTCGCGAATGTTTTACCTATAACGCCCTTTGTGCCTATAAATGAATTCAATCTACCGAAGAAGTCTGTCATAGGTTTGAAGGACGATCCAATCTTTGTGAGTATTGCTCCCACCTTTCCGTTTGCGCTAAAGATAGCTTTAAAGCTATTTGACCATTTTGTTAGTCTAGCTCCGACATCGAAATTCATCTTCTTCAGAATAGCATTCAAGGTGTCGCCTAGCCCCAAAGTGAAGCCTGCTATGGAGCCTGCTATTCCTGCTACTAAAGCCGCGAATCCAAAGTTTAGACCTTCGGTATTCTTAACAGTAGGCACTTCAGGTTGGACGCTCGAATCATCTTTACCAGAAATACGCTCACGCATATTCTCAGCCTCGTCCATCTTGTTACTAGCCCAGAGAGTGATAAAGTTGTCGATGTTGCGATCAAGCCTAGTGAGAACGTCATTATTCGCACGTTGCTCCATGACAACATCATTTAGAGTCTTACCTTTAGCTTTCTTAGCCACTGTTTTCTTGCTCCTTTCGTTGGGCTTCTTCTTCTTCTAGAGCTTGCATTAACATGATCATATGTACCTCTCTCTCCCATGGCATCATTCCATCTAACTCTGTTAAAGAGTATTTATGATACCTAAGTAGCATAAAGTTCGATTTAAAATAATTTGTAAGGGACTCATGAGAGAGGCATACTAAAAAAACGACTGCATGCCCTCAAGTTTTAATTTATTTGCATGCCCGCAATCCGAACACTCAAACTCTATAGTGTGCTTAACTGCTGGCATATTCTCAAGATAATCGGATAGCTTTGAGAACTGGCTTTGAGTCATTGAGTCAATGAATGCTCCCATACTCTCTTCGCTCTCCTCACTAGCGTTTATTCTATTTTCGCCATTATCTGTTATTATTGTCTTAATACATTTACCTAGTACACTGAATCCCTGCGTTCTACTATCACCGTCGAAGTCAAGCATCGTGTAATTAGGGTAATCCATCTCCACGCTAATATCGTCAGTAAGTTCTATGATCGATGACGAAGCGGTCTTCTCACATTTAATCGAGCTAATATCAATACTATTCTTGTTAGGAGTCTTACACTCAGAACAATCTAGTTTTACGTCTATCTTATCTCCTACAGACTTAGATCGAATTTGCAAGAACATATATTCGATGTCAAATGTTTTGAGATCATCGTTCTTTATAATACCGTCGATACAAGCAATAACGGTATCTACAACCGCAGACATTATTTGTCCAGGGTCTTGCTGTTCTGATGCCATTAACAATATCTTTTCTTCTTTAACTAAGTAAGGTCTATACTTGACTTTCTTGCCTGTAGATGGTATAGTTAGTGTATATTTTGGAACACTATTTAACTGTGGTAATGCCATGATTTATTCTCAGTTGTTATATTGAATTATATAGTGAGTTTGTTAACTTATTTAGTATGCCCGTAATAACCGCTCCAGTAGCTGTAATTCCTAACTTACCCCTATCTTTGTTCTGGAGTACTTCGCCCTGCCAAGACTTGTATGTAAACTCTACAGTGAATTGACTTATCTCATTAGAAGCACCGTCCGAAAATGTTTCGTATGATACAGACTTAGGATATGCACGATCTAATAGCCAATGGTAGTTAGCAAAGCCCGAAGTACCTGCGTCAATATCTAAGTCGAGATTTATATTGATTGGTCCTAATCTTACGTCTTTACTCTTGTTGAGAATAGGTATGCTGACTCCTTTCTCTAATTGATAGATGTGTAAAGGAAAGCAGTAGTTGTCGGCATACTCAGAAACATACCTACCTTCTAGATCGTCAGTACGGACGATAATGCTATCCATCCAACCTTCGAAATATCGTCGGGTACTCTGATCATTCATTACACGAAAGGTCATAGAGACTTCAGGATTCTGAAACCCGTACGCGACTTGTTGTTGATCAACACCCATATCACGAGCCGCAGTAAGAATTTGCCTCGAAGGTAATGTCACACTCGTACAGAGAAACGACATGTTCCTAGGAGAATCAGCTCCTCGAATCGCAGGCAATTGAACATGATATAAATTCGTCTTTGCGGCTCCACGTTTTGAACCTACAAGACTTTTAAATTCATCTATGCTACTTGGTCTAAACATTAGATCATGCTCCTCGAATCTTTATAAACAGCACCTTTATTACCCTGAAATTGTTGAGTCGGTAAAAATGTCGCTATTTCCCATTCTGGTGGTGGTACGTATGCCATCTGCCCTTCAATTTGAGAAGTCAGGTAATGCTTTAAACACGGCTTGAACCATTTAAACTTTGAACTAGCAGTAAGAAATTTGTATGAGGCTTGAAACTTAGTAGTTTCATCCCACGCTTTATTGTTTGTAACTTTCATTAGTTCGTCTAGTAACTTGGCACGAAGTGGTATAGGCAAGTAGTGAAGATTCAGCCCTAGAAACCCACCCTTTGCAGGACCAACAATGATCACTAAAGGAAATGCGTCCCAGTACGGAAGCGTATCTCGGTGCTTGGCATCGTAGAAGTACATGTACATATCACCAATGCCTTTGCTACTACGAGCGCCACGCGTACTGCGTAACTCTAGCTCTTGTTCTCGCATAAGAGCGCGACGATTAATGCCTCGCATTTTTTGCACTTTCTTTCTAAACCATGCAGTCGCCTCTTTACTACGTGGCGTTATGCCCGCACGAAACGCTTCTTGTTCTACTTTTTTAAAGATTTCACTCATACGTTTATTTAGTCTTTTTCTTAGTGGATTTTAATTTCTTTAGTGGTTTTAGTTTCTTCAGTGGCTTAGGCATTATTCCTTTCGCAGTCAACTCAACCTCTGTCCATATTTCAAACGACCAACCGTTATCTTTTGCGAAGTTAGATGCGGCTTTCCATTTATTCTGGTTTTTAACATACGTCAATCCCTCGTTTAAATATCGTCGGGTGCGCTTATCACCTTTTGGTGGCATCGTCTCTTTCTTCGGCTTGATCTCAATAAGAACAGTTCGACGATCAGCATATGTCACTTTCAAGTCCATGAAGTATCGATGATATCGTTTATCGATGTCATAGTAGTATGGTATCACAACCTCTTCGCTTGACCATCCTATAACATTAGGGTCATCGTCGCACCATGTAAAGGCGTATTTCTCCCACATTGATCGATACACCACTTTAGAATAGTCACCCTTATACTTCGATGGGTTTTTAACTTTATATCTGCCAGAATAAGCCACTAGTTTCCTTATAAATAAAGATTATTAGAAACTATATTTAGTAAGGTTTAAAAATATGAATCCTAGTCAAATTAAGAAAGCCGAGCAGGATGCGCGTAACACAGCACAGTCTATAAGTCAAGACGCGACCAATGTTATTTTTGACAAAAAGATGGAGGGACTTGATGGTACTGAATCGACTCGTTCTGAAGTCTCGGCTCTTAATGCTAAAACTCGTGAATTCAGATATCCTCTGTCTATGCCTATGTCGGGTAAAGGCTACCCCGGAACAATTACATTTACTGCATACAAGATTGATGGTAAACTTGACCTTGGTGCATCTCTAGGATCAGCATTCGATAGAGCTACGAAATTCTTATCAGGCACTGATACAGACATTAGTGAGGCTGAAATAGATGCAAGAGCAACCGAAAGCGCGTTGGTCCTTGCAGAACAGAAAGCTAATGCAGGTAAAAAGAATCGATCAACTACGTCTTATGAGAATACTTCGCGAGGTGAACCAGTAGGTAAAGTGGTGATGCCCCTCCAAAGAGACTTACGCTTTTCTGACAATGTTACATACGATTCACCACCTCTTGGAGCATTAGGTGCTGGTCTCGAAGCGATGGGTGGTGGTAGAAATCCATTCGCCGGAGCTACTAACGGTGACGGAACATTCACAACTACTGCGGCTGCCTTAGCCGCGCAAGCTGTAGCAAAAGCTTCGGGTGCTGGTATTGGTGCTATAGTCGGTAAGTTAGCAGGAAGCGCATTAGGTGGTGCTGTCATAGGATCTGGAGCGACCGAAGGATTAGGTGATGCTGTTCGAAGTTCGACACGTATATCCTCCGCACCTAATCACAGAACATTATTCAAAGAAGTTCAGCTTCGACAATTCTCTTTCACATTTAAGATGATAGCAAATAGCGAACGAGAAGCGTTTGAGATAAAGCAGATCATAAAGTTCTTTAGGCAAGAGTTGTATCCTGAAAAGATCACAGTAGGCGACGAGAACATACCTATTGCATACAAATTTCCTAATGTATTTGAACTTCAAGTCAAGAATCAAACGGGTGGCAATCCAGCTTCAAAAATTCAGCGGTGCTATCTTAAAGATGTGCAAACATCTTATAACTCAACGGGTAACGGTCTACATACAGACGGATCGTTTGTAGAATGCGATTTAACGATTAACTTCCAAGAGATATCAGCACTCGATAAAAACATGATAAGGGACAGAGGATACTAATGTCAAATTATTTCGAAAACTTTCCGAGACAACTCTATAAGTTCGGTGATGCGGAAGATCCTGTTTACTTTCAAAAGTTAGCCCAATACGTCGATCTAGTCGATAGGGTTGGCGATGATGCAAGTACATATATTGAATATGAGATACTAGATTTTGATAGACCGGATACCCTAGCACATAAGCTATATGGCACCAGCGAGTATGAGTGGACATTCTTTTCGATGAACCCCCGACTTCGCGAGTCTGGCTGGCCCATGACTCTTCAAGATGTCAGTGACTATGCGATCAAGAAAGCGTATCCAAATTATGTTTGTCAACTAGGTATTTCTATACCAACCGCAATCGTAGGCGACTCTGCTGAACTTGGATATGCAGATAGTGCTACCGCAAGAGTTGATGTGTTAGCAAAACATATCGCTATTGCATTTCCTGTCGGGCAGACTGTTACTATTGGTAATTTCTACGGTGAAGTACTCGACCTCAATATACAAAATGCTGAAGTGACTATTGGTAATGTCAAAGATAGTGCGAGAAGTGCTACGTTCGCTACGGGTGATTCTGTAGCAGGTCAAGCCGCTTATTTAGCTCCTACTACTATAACATACGGAACGGCTGATAGCGCAACAATCGCAGTCAATTATCCTATCGTTTATCAAGACACGATTCCTACTGTCGACTCCGCTATCTCTTTGAATGAAATGCTTTCGGTAAGTACAAAGTATGAATATGAAGGAACACACCATTTCACGGATTCTGTTGGTGAAGTTGTTGACTATCTATTCTTCGATGGAACGATAACTGCGGTATCGAACATCGATTGGTTGATTGCAGAGAATGACAAGACAAAAAGAATACGCGTGATCAAGAACCAATTCATTGATAAGATTGTCGGTGAACATAAACGTCTTACTGCGAGATAATTAATGCCTTCGACTCAATCACAATTTAGTATACTAGAAGCCTCGATAATATCTACGTCCACATATGATGACGAAAGTGTTGTTGATGTAAAAAGTAATGTTCTTGAATTACAATTCTTCGAGCATATTGGTAAACCTTTTGTCGATGCTAAGATAGTGCTTATCGATGATATGGGTTTAAAGGATGCGCTAGGAATTCAAGGCACAGAGAAGTTTCGAATCGTTATTGGTGATCCATCGGGTCTCGAAGAACCTTCGATTGTCAAGTATTTTTACATATCAAATATTACACAGACAAAGAAGCTCAATGATCGAAGCGAAATGTTAGCGATTGATCTAGTAGAGGAGCAAGTGTTCGTCGACGCGGTAAAGCAGTTTAGTAGGTCTTACACCTCAACACTCGAAGATATGATCACTAGTATTTGTGAACGTGATCTAGGAAAGACTGTAGATAAAGAAGATTTCGAAGGTAGCGTACAGGGCGTTAGAAAAGTCATTATACCTTTCATGAGCCCTTTGAGCGCAATTCAGTGGCTGAAGAATCGGGCTACGAGCAAAATTGGTGCACCCATCTATCTGTACTCAAGTCTATATCAAGACGAATTGAAGATGGCTAACTTAGACAAACTATTGCAAGCTGATGTAATCAATGATAAACTGCCCCTTAGATTTTCGAAGGCTGTTCAAGGAACAGACGATCCTCTTAGACCTTATTTTGAAGTTTTAGAGATAAACGAGATCGGGGGTGATAACGCACTAGAACTTTACGAAGATGGTGCGATCGGTTCTTTCTACTCAAACCTCGATGCAGGTACAGGAAACTCAGTTGACAACCACATAACGATTCGTGATATCATTGACGAGTTCTATACGAACGACCTAATCTCTGCTGATACAATTCAATCGATATATGACGATGCTTTGCTGATTGGAGGCAAGCTGTCAGATACGTACAACTCTTTACATATTCACCAAGTGACTTCGAGCGGAACTTACAACCAATTCCTCAGTTATCACGACGAATCGACTCTTCTTGACGATAAAAATAATATAATCGAATCGAGATTAAAGGTTAAAAATAAAATCATTCGTGCTATAATGAAAAAGAATATGATTGACATTGGCATAGATGGAAGTATGCTTATTCGAGGTGAAGTTACTGTCGGTAATAAACTCCGCGTGTTATTCTTAAAATCTGATGCTAACGGAGACGAGAAGGATTTGAGCGAACAGGTAGACATGAGCAAGTCTGGTGATTATTTTATTGTTGCGATAAATAATAAAATGTCAAGCGAGAGTCATGTAGCACAATTAAGGCTGTCTAAACTAGGTGACCTACCGGATAACTTCACACTATGAATATTCTAACTCCTATTCAAAAAGAATTTTACGGTGATGACCTTCGTTGGTTCTTGGGCACATGTATCAATGCACACCCACCTGCAGGACTAGAGGGACGCGTAAAAGTTCGAATCAACGGAGTTCATAGCGCAAGTACCGCTGATATTCCGGAGAGGGATTTACCTTGGGCTCAAGTTCTATTGCCAACTACTGAAGGTGGTTCTTCAGGTATTGGTCGTATTCCTCAGATAGTACAAGGCTCGTTCGTCTTTGGCATGTTCATGGACGGAGTATCTTCGCAATTGCCCTTAGTACTAGGAACATTACCTAGAATAGAATTACCTTCTTCTGTACAGACTGATCGACGTACTTCAAACGAGAGTGCAACGGACTATACAAAACGCAGATTACAGAATGTTACTACTCAAAAATTCAAAGATGATGGTGTACGAAACGCCTCTGTTGGATTACGTAGACAACAATCGATGAAGTTCTTTATTGATAATGGATATGATTTAATTCAAGCCTCAGCTATTACAGGTGCGCTTCAGGCTGAATCGCGATTTATTTTATACGACGAGCAGTGGTATGATTCACTAACTACTCCTAAACTTGGCATTGCTAACTGGAGAAAAGTAGCTACGCTTGGTAGTCGATATACTAATCTATTGAATTTTGCTTCTCAATTCTCACCCAATGCTGACTGGAAATTATTCTCTATTCAGTTGCAGTTCGTGTTGTATGAATTGAGGAACGATTTCAATCAAGTCAATAGTCGTTTAATAGCAACCACTAATGTCAAAGATGCGAGTGAAGTTGTCAATAGATACTATCTCAAGAACACAAATGAAAGCTACAAGTTGGCTCAACAAGCCTACGAAGAGGTCTTATCATAATGAGCAATGACGTATTAAAGAGTGAAGTAGAAGCAAGTTTTAAATCAATCGACGAAACTCCTATTATCGAAAACTCTAAAAGAGCGATTGAAAGCCAAAAGAATACTGCTGAAACAATAGCGGGTTCTATCGCAGGTCAAGTAGAAGGTGGCATTCAATCCATCACCTCTAAAATAGACGAATATAGCGATAAAGTAAACACTGTATCTACAGAAGGATTACTCGACGATGGACTTCAAAGTCTCAAGGGTATGGGTACCGATGCAGTCAATACAGTAATATCAGGCTTTTTAGGTTCAAGCGGATCTTCTGTTAAAGTTGTATTTACTGATCCAGATGCTAACGGTATGGTATACCCACTATCATCATCGCTCGAAGCGTCCGGTGGTGCGAGTGCTACGGTATCAGCGATACTTCAGTTGATCACAGGACTAGGAGTAGGACCAGGCAGTCTTCAGAAAGTAGTTGCTGATGCAAGCCCCGCTGGTCTAATCAGCGCAACAAAATCCATTACTGGTAAATTAGGTGCATTCGATGGAGCTGAAGCTATCGCTTCGCTCACAGAAAATGCTATCAACTCAGTCAAGATCGATTTAGAAAATGCCACAACGGGCAGTCTGGCTAACATCAAAGATAATAGCGGTAATGTTCTTAATACACTTAATAAGACAATAACGAATATTCCTTCGACTTGGGATTCTGACGGCATTGTCACTTCAGTAACATCTATTACGGGTGTCGCTAAAAATAACGATAGCGCATTCAATCTGTCTATGACTGATCTTGATAATTCTATTGTCGACCTTAGAAGTGCAGTGACTAAGAGCCAAGATATCTCAGCTAATTCCGCAGGACAAGTTTCTGATCTAACTAATCTATCAGGTGGCAAAGACGGCACGTCCGTAAAGTCTGATCTTGATAATGGTGCGGATTACTATAGAGCTAATTTCTCAAAGAGTGGCGACGAGTATAGAAGTGTTGTTAAAAGAAGAGTGGCTAAAGATTCTAAGAGAGGAATTATACAAGGTATTAGTCAAGACTCTCTCAGCGACATTAGGAGTCGTTTCACAGCATTCAATTCACCCTTCACGCTGTCTGATGTTGTTATCAACGAAGTAATCAATTTATCGCAAGGAGATGTCGCTGATTTTTCACAAGCAGTTAAACTCCTACATGATCAAACTGGTAAAGAGTATGATGTTGTTAAATCATTCTTACAAACAATCGATACGACAATCCATGCGGCAACAAGACCCGTATTATCTGATATAGTCTTTGCAGAGCCTTATGTTATTGGTTCATATCAAAAGAATTGGAATAAAGGCGCAGGCGATCCAGTCTTTCCGTACATATCTTCGCTCGAAGAATTACGGGCTGAAATCAAGAATATACAGCGAGAAGTTACTGAAGTTGTTGTGCATTGGACCGAGACCCATACAGATAAGAATATAGGTTCTGAAGAAGTCAATAAATATCATTTAGCCGCTGGGTTAGATGGAATTGGCTATCACTACATTATTCGTCGCGATGGTTCTCTTCAGAGAGGTCGACCTATTAATATACAAGGTCAACACTCACCAAAGAACTTTCACGATCTCCGTAGTTTATCGATAGCGTTTGTTGGTGGAATTAACGTACCGAGCGGTACACCCAATAGTGAAAACTTCTTGTCTGCACAGTCGTTGACCCGTAGTCAGTTTAACACATTCGATCATGTCTGTCGAGCAATATATAATGCTATTCCTGGTATTCAAATTGTAGGTCATATCGATATAGATGATGATGAATTAGATCCAGGCTTTGATGTTATATCCTACGCTCAATCGAACTTTGGATTAAAGAGTGAGTTCAAGACTCCGCTCAAGCAACAACCCTTTACAGCTAAAGAGTTATTAACAAATGACGAATAAAGTAGATAATTTAGACGCCCGAGAAAAAAATCTAGGTGTTGGTCAAGAAGATACCGTCGGTGTGCCAAGAGATGGATTCAGTGATCCGTCAGGCGAATTTCCTAAGCGAGAATATTTCTTTAGCTCAAGTGTAAACAAAGCCGCTAAAGGCGAGAAAGTTAATAATCTTGATATTGGTGGTGGTGATCTAGGTGTATCGATTGATATGCCTAGCCAAAAGCCTTCGATGTATCCTCACAACGATACTAACGAAACTCCTTCGGGTCATGTTATCGAGTATGACGATACGCCCGGGGGTGAAAGAATATTATTAAAGCACAGAACAGGCGCTGGTGTAGAAATGAGGGCTGACGGCACAGTAGTTGTCGTGTCTAAAAATAAAAGAATTGAAGTGACAGGCGGTGATCATACCGCAATTATTGAAGGGGATGGGGATCTTGTTTATAAAGGTAGTCTTAATTTACGTGTTAGCGGTGATTATAATCTCGACGTGGGTGGCGATTATAAAGTCACTGTCGCCGGTGACACCAAAGAAAGTATAAAAGGTCGGCACAACAAAACTGTCGGTAAAGATCAGAACTATACGATACGAGGTTCGAGAGGAGCACAAGTGGTAGGTATGAACACCGAAACACTATTAGGCTCTACTAATGTATTAGTTAAAGGTGACCAGAAAAATTATGTTGAAGGTGATATTGAGATGTTATCGTCTAACAATATTACACAAACTGCTGTCAACGAGTGGGTCGTCGCGTCGAGCGTGGCAGGTATTAGCGCAAGACATATTAGCGTTATCGGTCATAAAGGAACAATAGGTGGTTCAACAATTGACTATTACGGCAAGACGTATGGTGGTATGCCAGGAGGTCTAACTAATCTTGCGACATTCTACGGAACATTGGTCGGTAAAGCTACAGAAGCGAATCATGCAGATTATGCTATTAAATCATCTATCGCAGAATATGCAAGTGGTGCGGCTAAGGCGTTAGTAGCCGCTAAAGAAAAGCCAACTACAATTTCATCCCCTAATCCAATACCTGGAATTATGACGTATCTTCCTTTAGCACCCACAGCACCTTTACCAAACCCCGCTATAGTAGAGATGCAGTTATCGACAAGCAACTACGGAATCAGAAATGTTGAGGTCGACCCTTTACTTAAAGAAAAGATAAGTAAGTCGGATGACTACAAAGAATTGTTTAATGAAGATCCTTCGATTCATGAGATAAGATCGAAGCTAAGAGATACAGCGCATTTTAACAATAATGCATTTACGAGCTTTCTTGTAAGTGAAAATAAACTTAACAGAGATTTTAAAAAGAACATTCCTAGAAACATTGGTAGATCAGCAAATAAGAAAGGAACAATTCATTTCGGAACTACTACATTAGGAAACAATCCCGCTGACACGAGAAGCAAAAGATTTAAGGTGAACACAAAATGATACTACTGGTTAATCCACAATATAATCCTGACTTCGAAGATGATATAACGTCTACGACTAAACTTGGTCCTGGCATATCTCTTGCGAAGTTCTTAGGTGCTAAAGGATCGCGTACACAACTTGATACGCTATATGCGGAAGACTTCTTTGGTGCACCTGATAAAAGACAGATTGCTCGTAATCTAGTCCTACACACTCAAGTCATCCAGTCAGTAATAGCAAACTCGTTTTTCTCTAGGCATCGCTTAGTTGTGAGCGAAGGAATATACGAACCTAATCCAAAGTTCACAGTAGAAGAACGCGCTGTCGGGAGTGAAGCGCAAGCTAAGAAACTAGCGAGTGAAAATAAAGGATCGTTTGGTAAAGGTCCGGACGGATGGATAGCTCGTATTCCAACTTATATCGGTGAGAGACCCACCGCTGGCAGTATCAATGATTTAAGAAGAGCCGGTAGAGCCGTGGTGTACCAGCTTGTCGACAAGAAAGGTAAGTCAGACCCACAAATGTCGTTTGACCTAGCAGTGTACTTAAAAGACTATTGCCATTATGATAAACTGACACTTGACTACGATACATTCGATCCGTCGGGCGATCTCACATGCTCGATTATATTAGAGATGCCAAAAGTTCCAACGACATACGACCTTTCATTTAAGTACGAGCTTGAAACGACATACAATGGTGAACTTCAAGCGAAAGATGAACTACTCGAAATACTTCCTGAAGTAGAAAGTATATTTGATTTCTTCTCTTGAAAAGACTATAAATAAAAGAAAAGGGCGATAATGCATGGCTAAGATTTTCTCTACAGAGGACGGTAAACTTAACACTAGTGTTAGGCTTACGAGCGAACGACTGTATACTGACTTCGATCTAGTCTTCGAGAAAAAGACATCAACGGATGGCGATATCTTTAAAAAGACCGATGCGGGTGCGGTAAAGCAGGCTATTAAAACTCTGCTATTAACTAATCGTTTCGAGAAGCCTTATAGACCACAATTCGGTGCTGACCTATATTCACTATTGTTTAGTCTAGCTGACGAAGAATCGGGCGAAGAAATATCTTCAGCTATCACAGAAGCGATTGAACGATACGAACCAAGGGTTGCAGTACAGAGACTTCAAGTATCAGCCACACCTGATTACAATACGGTCGATGTTACAATAGAATTTCGTGTTATCAATACACAATTAATTGATACACTGCGATTAAGTATCACTGATCAAATAGCCGGACCAGATAGAGGCGTGGTTGTTCCTGTCACTGTAGCTGATATACCTCAACAAGTAATTAAGACTGAATACGATAATCGCATATTATCAGAGTTTGGACTTTACTTGTCAAGAGATATAGGTAAAACTATTGACGGTGCAATTCTAACTCAAGACGGTGACGAAATAGCATTCGCAGATACTTCTGGCAATGTACTTATCATATCTACCCCATCTTAACGGAGAGAAAGCGTAATGGCTACAACCATTAAATCCACTGATCTAGATTTTAACGAAATAAAGAATAGTCTAAAAGTGCATCTACAGAACAGTGCGGAATTTAGTGACTATAACTTTGAGGCTTCGGCTCTATCGAGTCTTCTTGACGTTCTAGCCTATAACACACACCAAAATAGTTTGGTCGCTAACTACGCTTTGAACGAATCGTTTTTAAGTACCGCACAGCTTAGATCGTCTCTTGTTGGTCTTGCAAGTAGCTTGGGATACACCGTCAATTCAAGAACAGCTTCATATGCTGTCGTGAATCTATTCACAACAATCAATGTTAATCCTCCGTCAAGCGTAACATTACCTGCGGGCAGTACATTTTCATCTACTGTCGATAACAAGACTTATACGTTCCAAACACGAAATACACTTGTCGCAAGAAACAATGGAAGCGATCAGTACTTCTTCGCGATTGATGGTAATCAGAATGTTCCTATCTATGAAGGTGTTGTCAAAACAAAATCATTCATTGCTGGTCAAGGCAGTGATCTCGACTCATATGTTATACCAGTAACAAACTTAGACCTAGATACAGTCAAAGTCACAGTGTTTGATTCGCCTTCTTCTATAAACGGAAAGACGTTTATCAACATTAACGGTGCGACTTCAATTAACGAGAAAACACGCTTGTTCGTGTGCAAAGAGACACCCAACGGATTCTATGAGTTGTCGTTTGGTAATGGTGTTCGTCTAGGTTCTCAAGCACCCGTTGCAGGCAATAAAATTCTTGTCGAATACACTGCTGTATCTGGAGCTGAAGCGAACGGTGCAAGAACATTTAGCCCTGATGCACAGATTGCAGGAGGCTATGATATTACTGTAACGACTATCGCACAATCTGGTGGTGGTAACGCAAAAGAATCAATTGAGTCGATTCGTAAAAACGCGCCTTACATATACGCTTCGCAGAACAGAATGGTCACTGCTGAAGACTATGCCGCTTTGACACTCAGAAGCTATGCTAATGTTATAAAGGACATCAAAGCTTGGGGCGGTGAAGATAACTTTCCTGCGACATACGGATCAGTCTTTCTATCAATCGAATTCTCTACGACTGACGCTACTGTTATTACTAACACTAAAGAAGCCATAACGAATCTTGCAAAAGACTTATCGGTCGCTTCATTCGACATTAAATTTTCTGATCCAGTAGACACGTTCCTTGAAGTGAAAACATTCTTTCAATTCAATCCTAACTTGACTTCATCCTCTCGTTCGCAAGTCGAGACGAATGTGGCTAGTGCTATGGAAACATACTTCGAGAATAATCTTGGTGCGTTCGACAAGTCTTTCCGAAGATCGAATATGCTAAGTGCTATTGATGCGGTTGATGGTTCTGTATTGTCCAGTCGCGCAGAACTTAGTATGCAGTCAAGATTCGATCCTAAACTCGGTGCGGTTGATTACATTATTAATTATCCAACTTCAATAAGTCCTCCTGATAATACGCTATATGTTATTAGTTCAGGCAACTTCTTTATTAACGGTAAGATATGTTTTCTTCGGAATGTTCTTGACTCAAATGTCATTCAAGCTATTAGTGTCGCTACCGGCAGTGCGGAAGTCGATGCCATTGGTTCTTATGATGCAGGCGCAGGAACAGTAACATTAAACTCGTTTGGCGGCACACTCATTAATGGTGAGTTTGTCAAGATTAATGCCACTCCGGCTAACCAGTCAGTGATCAATCCTTTCAGAAATAACATTCTGAAATTCGATGCTACGGCTTCAACGGCTCTAGCAGTACTCACAGATACAGTATAAATAGATACATATTAATAAGAGAACTAATCATGACCTCAGCGATTACTAATCAATTTCGAATGTCTCTGCTAGACGGGTTAACGGCAGACATTGACGGATCCGTATCAAACTACTATGTGGGTCTAGCAAAGGGAGACGCGTATAATACCTCGGGTCTCGTTAACATTGCTCCTTCTGATGTCGGCTCAAACTATGCGCAATCTCAAATTAGACAAACCCTCCAGTCAGTCAAAACACTTGCGAATACTTCGTATGTTGTGCCTACTGTTAATTGGGTGAGTGGTACAATTTATAATCATTGGGATGACAACAACCACGCATTAACAAACTTCTATGCTATAAACTCATTCAATGATGTGTTTATTTGTGTAGGTGTTGGTAAATTATCTGACGGTACTATTAACACTTCTGTAGACGAACCCACCCAAACATTTCAACGAAGTTCCGCTCTAGGTGGGGGCTACGCCTCTGACGGAAAGACGTTCGAGCTTGGTGATGGATATAGATGGAGATTCATGTATAGAATATCCAACGTGGCTTATGCGACATACAGAACAGCAAACTGGACACCGGTTAAAAAAGTATCCGCTCTTGGATTAATTGCAGAAGAGAACGCACAAAAGAATCTTCAAGATACTTCTATAGGCGGTGAAATAATAGGAGTTGAGATTGTAAGTGGTGGAACTACAGTAACAAGTGTTCCTACTGTAACAGTTACAGGCAACGGAAGTCTAGCCGCATTCACTGTCGATATTTCTAACGGAGCAGTGACACGAGTATTAGTAGATACAGACGCCAACACAGGTGAATATCGACATGGAAGTGGCTATGATTATGCTGATCTAAAACTCAGTGTAGGCGATGCCGTTCTGCGCCCTATACTATCACCGAAATTGGGCGTTCATGCTGATATCGCCAAGACATTAAAGTCGAACGCTCTGATGCTTCAGACTGACTTTATTGCGAACGAGAACGAAACTATTAGAATAGAGAATGACTTTAATCAAATCGCCCTATTCAAAAATGTAAACGCCTTTGGTACTTCGACTGCTTTCTCTGCTAACACAGGAAGTGCCTTGAAGGGTCTATCTGTTACTGTATCAAATGGCACGTTTGAAATCGACGATCTATTCAAAAATGATGCAGGAACAGCTACAGCTAAGGTCTATTACCACGATACATTAGATAGTAAATTATATTACTGGCAAGACGAACAAACAGGATTTGGTCTATTCAATGCTACAGACGGGCTATCTAACTTAATTCGTACAGGCATTGCAGGAACAAGTGCATTATTATCACCTGACATTGATGCATATTCGGGTGATATAATGTATATAAATAATGCAGACGAGATTACTAGAGCAAGTAATCAAACCGAAGATATTCGAATCGTAATTCAGCTAAGATAATAAGAGACTAAAAAATGGCAAACCAATATACTTCCGCTACGTTACCAGGTACTTACGCAGACGATTTTGACCCAACGAACAATTATCATCAAATATTGTTTAATAGTGGTCGCGCATTGCAAGCCCGAGAACTTACTCAAATGCAGAGTATCATCTTTGCTGAAATGGGCAGGATGGGTGGCAATTTATACAAAGAAGGTGCGGCTATCTCAGGTGCTGGCACTAGTATCAATAGCGCATACGATTATATCAAGATCGCTTCGACAAATGCAGGTGGCGAATTCTCTGCTATACCGGTCGGAACAATATTCTCTGATCCTATTACTAATATCAAAGCACAAGTCCTAGAAGTATCGCAAGCAAAAACAGGGCAGTTATTTGATACGTTGTTCATTGAATATATCAATAACGGAAGCGCAGTCTCAGGAAACACTCCTACTAGATTTGGTGATCAGGTCACTCTCTTCGATCAGTCAGGTGGTGGTTATGAATTAATCACAGAAACGCCTAACGCTACTGGTAAGGGTGTTAAGTTCACTGTCGCAGAAGGCGAGTTCTTTGCTCTAGGTAGATTCGTTAATACTATTGAACAGTCTATCATATTATCTCCTTACGAAAATTCTGCGATTGATACTGTCGTAGGATTTAGAGTCGTTCAAGATATTATTACTGTCAATGACACTGAAGCATTATATGACAACACAAACGGTGTCGTTAATGCGGCTTCTCCTGGTGCTGATCGCTATCGTATCAGCCTAGTTCTAACTACCGAAGATCAAGTTACTGACTCGCAAACATTCTTGTTCTTAGCCCGAGTTGAAAACTCTAAGATCAGCGAAGAAATACAAATTCAAGACTCGTTCAATAAAATTAATGATCTACTTTCTATACGCACTAAAGAAGAGTCGGGCGATTATGTAGTTAATCCTTTTACTGTTAACGTCGACGATTTTGATAACGGTCTTGATTCTAACCTCGATCTTATTGTATCAGAAGGCACAGCATATATCAATGGGTACAGAGTAGAAAATCAAAGTTCTGCTAAGTTTAAATTGCCGAGACCCACTGCTACTGAATTAGTTAATAACGATACTATCGGTATTCAGTTAGGCAACTATTTCCTATGTAACGTCAACCGAGATATTCCTATTATTGATTATACAGAAGTGAATCTATACTCTGCTGTCACTGCGGGCGGTTCTGTAGTCGGTACAGCGAGAGTCCGAGGAATTCAACACTTCGGCGACACCGTACAAAAAGTATTTGTCTATGATGTTACTATGCAACCCGGTCAATCTATTGCCCAGATAAGAAGTCTAGGTACGGCTTCTACTAATTATTTTAACACAGTTGTCGCCACAAACGGTGTTAAAATAAACGAGACTGATAATAACGATCTATTATTTGCTACTAACAACGCACGACCTTCAGACTTTGATGATATTACAGTAACAGTTCAGAAGTATCAGACGAAAACTGCTGTTGGTAATGCGGTCACATTAGATCAATTACCTGTTGGTCAGTCTTACACACAATCTTCTGAGTGGATATTAAGTACTGCTCACACCAGTGGTGTGGAATTACCAAGTACTTATGTTGTTACTATAACTAACAGTGGTCGCGATGCTTCTGTAACGAGTCTCGCGCAATCTTACTACGATTATAAAATTATCGCGTTTGTGCAAAAGACTGCTACGATAAAGCCTAAGACTGCTACTACTTCGGGCACGACTTCATTCACTTCTTCTGTAGATGCGGTATCTGGTGTTACGTATTTTAATCTTGGTCTTCCTGATATCTACTCGGTCGATTCTGTCAGACAAAACAATAGTGCTGGTAATGATTTATCGACTATCTTTACAATAGATGATGGTCAACGCGACAATTATTACGGTGACGGTCGCCTAGTACTTAAAGACGGCTTCGCAGATCCAGGCACAATCTATGTAAACTTCAAGTCGTTCACTCGTGGTGCAGGCGATTTCTATGCGGTCAATTCATACAACGTACCATATAGTGATATTCCTAAGCACATAACGAATACTGGTGAAGAGATATCGTTGCATGATGTTATCGACTTTAGACCTGATCAAAATACTGCGGGCACAGTGTCGAATATACATGCGCTTCCTCTCAACGGTTCTTTAATCACTGCTGACGTTAATTATTACTTGCCTCGTGCTGATAAAGTTATCATGACTCATGACGGTGAGATCAACATTCTAATGGGGCAACAAGCCCGCGATCCACAATTCAAAGAGACACCTGATAACTCTATGGAATTGTATAAGATCATATTGAATGCAAACACCAAGGATGAGAATGATCTTGTTGTCGTGCCTACTGCTCAACAACGTGGCTACACGATGAAAGATATCGGTGATCTAGAAAATAAGATCGATGCTATAGAAGAGTCTACTTCACTTAGTATTTTTGAATTAGAAGCGCGTCTTGATAACGTACTTGACAGTGATGGCGCAATTCGTATCATTAGTGGTCTTCAAGTCAACGAAGCGACTGATCATACTGGCACCGACACGGGTTCACCTGATCATAGAGCTTCGATAGATCCTGAGAATCGTTTGATTAGACCATCATTCGAAGAAGGTAATACTAGACTAGTCTACGTACCAAACAATACTGCTGATGCTTTCACAACATCACACTCAAGTACGGGTGTTGTCAAGAAGGGCGATAACATCTATCTTGCGCACGATTCCGCAGAATGGACATTCCAGAAACTTGCTTCACGTACTACAAAGATTAATCCTTTTGGAATGATCGACAATGTTGGTACATTAAAACTTTCTCCTTCTACTGATGAATGGAAAGAGTCTATTCAAGATGCTGTTAAAGTTCTAGCTGGTACTAATAAGCTGTCCGCAAAACAAGCGCATTCCTGGAATAACTGGCAGTGGAATTGGGGTGGTCGAACTAACGGATCTAATTTCACGGCTAATGTTAGACGAGTAGTAGCATCCGAAAGTCTACGTAGAGTGATTGGTGATAGAACAGTCGATCTTGCTCTTGTACCATGGATTCGATCACGAAAGATTTTCTTCAAGGCGCAAGGCTTAACTCCGAACACTAAGTTCACTCCATTCTTTGACGGTAAAGATGTTTCTACATGGTGTCGAGAAGAGGTTGCATTCGTTCAGTGGTCAGATCGAGTAGATGATATTGGTAATAAGAATACCTACTCAACAATGTCTGGTCACCCTGACGGAACTACTGATCTTATTGCTGATGCCAACGGTGAAGTCATTGGGTCATTCTTCATACCTAATATTACACCTAAGTATGCGCTACAACACACAAAATATCGTGGAAGATATAACAGATATTATCTACGATTTAGAGCCGGTGCAAGAGAATTTAAACTTCTTGATATCAACGTGAACGACTGGGCTAGTGCAAACAGTAAAGCATTTACACATTATACCGCTAAGGGCTTGTTGCCATGGGTATGGTCGAATCCTCTTACGCGCTCTAGAGGCAATAAATATCTTTATCCTTACAACTACACGCGTAAACTTTACTCTGCTAAAGAATTGAAACGTGTACTCGATAGAGTACCTGCGGCTTCTGTTAAGCTAATCGATCCTCAGTTATCTGGTTTATATGGACCTGATGGTGTTGCACTAGATGGTGCGGCTCTACAGACATTAGCAAACAATACTCAAATGTCGAAAGTTTTGTCCGATTATATTAACATTAACTTTAATCAGTTTGCAGACATTTTACCTGCTACAGTCCAAGCGGCTAAGATGAATCCATTAGCGCAGACTTTTCATGTAAGTAACGATGTTGGTGTTACATTGACTAAGATTGATTTATTCTTCAAGTCAAAGCCAACGACTACTGGCTTACCTGTATCTGTTCATATTCGTCCGGTAGAGAATGGCAAGCCGTCAACTTCAGATATTATACCTGATTCACATGTATATGTTAATAGTGCTGATGTTGTCGCAACATCTAATACGAATCAATTGGTTACTATTCAGGGTGCACCAACACCTTTCGTATTTGAAGAGCCACTTTACTTATCGCCTGGGCAAGACTACGCTATTGTGGTCACTTCGCAATCTACAGAGTATGAGCTTTACACTGCAAAGACTCGCGAACCAGTAATCAATTCGAAGGCTAGATCCATCACAACACAGTCTGCGCCAGGAGTAATGTTCTTACCTCAGAATGGTGTTAACTGGACTGATTCGAAAGATCAAGACTTAATGTTCAAGCTAACACGCGCTAAGTTTGGTACGAACGGTGGAGCTAACGGCAGTCTTGTATTGAAAAATGCTGATGTTCCTGCTAGACTATTGAGTGAGAACCCATTACAAACTACAATTAGTGATCATAAAATATATGTTCGTCACGCCAATCACGGTCTACAGCCAGGAGATGGTGCTAGACTAGATAGTTGTGCCGAAATAGGTGGATTCAGTTCTGCGCAGTTAAGCGGTAGTTTCGAAGTTATTGATGTCGATGCATACGGATATCGTTTCGAGATTGATCCAAGTAATAGAGTCACAGCGACTACTACTGAAGTTGGTGGTGGTGAGAAATGTCTTTCTTTAGGAAACACTAACTTTTCTGTCGCTAATCCTCATATTGAATCGATAATACCTAACACGACTTCGATTGATGTCTCTGCACAATTTACTTCTGGTAAGTCTGTATCTGGTTCTGAAACACGATTCGTAAGAGATACGAAGTATACGAGAATCACGCCTAAGACAAACACTGATTTTGAGAAGGTCAATACGTTATATAACTCTTATTCTCAAGACTCAGATATTGGTGCGGGCATTGCCTCTGCTTACTTCAAGGTTGATATGAAATCAGCAAGCGATTTTGTTTCTCCTATCATTGATTTACAGCGTTCTTCGTTAATAACTGTTAACAACTTGATCGATGATCCGTCAGTTACACCGCATATCTATCCTGTCGCTGAAACATCTGCAACGGGTAGTACTACAGTAGCGTCTCATATTAACAGCCCTGTAGTATTGCAAGAGACTGCTGTTGGTATTCAAATTAAGACTGACGCGTCTGTTCACTCAGAAGGCAACTTTAGATTAGCCTATCGGGCTTGTTCTTCTGATCAAGATATTCAGAACACACCGTGGGTAGTTCAAAATCCTACTGACGCTATCGTAAAGGATGGAAGTGTGCGCTCCGTAGAATTCTTAGTCGGTGATAAGAATGGCACAATACCTCCATTTAGTCAAGTTCAGACTAAGTTCATTCTAGAAAGTAAGAATAGTGGTAAGCCAGTAACCATAGGCAATAGTGTGGTCAAGTACTTAGCGGTATGATCAATCATCGTCACATAAAAGTCGAGGGGGTTCCTAGTTTAGTTCGAGATGTTGAAACAAACGCTATACTAAGTGTAGATACAAAAGCAATCGAACTAGCTAGAACCCAAAAAAGAATACGAGCCGCAAAGAAAATTGAACATACAGCCTTAGAGAATAAGGTCGATAGTCTCCAAAAAGACATAGCGGATATTAAAAAAATACTAGAATTGTTAGTCTCAGATAACGTATAAATAAATGTAACTCCTGACGAATAAGAAGACTGACACCTATGTCTCTACCCTTAAAACATCTTGGCAATGGCGCGCTTCAAGAATTAGCTTCCGTTGATCTCGATTCTATTGCTTATAGGGCGGGTGTTCATCTAGGTAAAATGGGCGCAGAAGATGCTTCGGCTCTAACTACAACCTCTACTGCTAACACTCTAGTCGGTTCAATCGATGATACGTTTTACGAAACCACTATAGGTTCTACTCCAGGAACAACATGGACAGTTAATCTAGCTGTCGATCATATATCGGACACAACTACCGGTGTTCATACTGCGACATTCGCACAAGTAAACGAATTTCCCTCTCCTATCTTTGTTGGCGATACTGTAAGAGTTATTGTTACAGGTGATGCTCAGACAGGTTTTGAAGAGATCGCTCACGAATTGTCCGAGTCTGGTACAGCACTCTTCAGTACAGAAAGTGTAACAACAACACCGTCCGCGTCTATCATCGAAGATACTCGCGTCGAATGGGAAGATTTTGTTTATGGTCTGACAGGCACATTTATCTCACAGTTTGAGGTTAAGGCGACTCAACCTGGAGTAATAAACTTTTCGTTGAATGTGAGTACCACAGACTTAAACAACACAACTAATAATACCGCTAACTCGTCTATATCGTTTGCGACTGTCGATGTTGAAGAAACATTACCGCCAGAAGCGACCAGCGTTCAATATGACTTATATCAATCCAATGCTGGTATTGTTACGCAAAGCGTACACAAAAAGAACCCTGTTTTCTGGACCAGATATCTAACGCCAAATGGTATCAAAGAAATGTCCGACGCAGAACTTGATTCGTTCTGCCAAAAATTAGTCATACGAATTATGGCAAACGAATTGCCAGGCACATACAGATTAAATGCTAACAACCCAGGCTCTGATTGGATTCAATTTGTTAGCAACGTATTTACAGATACACGAGCAGACGGATCGACAACTGACTACTCAATATGGCTAAGACAGTCAGGTACTGCGCCTACTCAAGTTAATCTTGTATATCCGAAGCGCGTCTTGGGTGAATACGCAGGATTAAATGAGTATACAGACAATCAAGTCGAATTTACTTTTGGCGAAAGAGTTAAGAAAGCCATTGCTACTACTGGTGTTGGTAAATATGTACTAAGATCATCTACTCAAGGTGCGCCTACTGAAACAGGAACGTGGGTTGCTCGTGGTAGTGCGATTGATACTAGACTAGAATATTATTATGACCCAGGTTATGTTTCAACACCTGCATATTCAAGTCAATACGTAGAAGATTATGCAACCGACTATGTTGACACGTATGAAGGTAATTATGAGCCTACATATACTAGCGATTTCACTGCTGACTTTGAAGGTACATACGAAGCGGAATATCTAGGCAACTACACGCCAGATTATGACACAGGATATGATGCTGAATACACTCAAAACTTTGAAGCTGATTATCAAAGCCAGTATGAGCAAGAATATCTTGGGGACTACGTTAGCCAATATGTACCCACATACGAAGGTGCTACCTTTTCTGGCGATTATGTCTCTAATTCTGATAGCTCATTCGTAAGTCCGGAGTATCAGAGTGTTTACGAGGGTAGCCCATACGCTGTAGACTTTGTTGGAGATTACACATCCACTTACGATTCTTCGTTCGTGCAGGATTTTGTAGGCACGTATGATGACACTGACTATGTGACTAACTTCGTCGGTGATTATGCTAGTCAATATATCAGTCAGTTTAGCCAAGACTTTGCTGTCGATTATAATACAGACGATTACGTGGTAGACTTTGTTGGTGATTATACGTCATCTTACGATGCTTCATTCGCGCAGGACTTCGTTGGAAATTATAGTGACACTGACTATGCGACTACCTTCGTCGGTGATTATGCTAGTCAATATGTCGGTCAGTTTAGTCAGAACTTTGCGGCAGTGTTTGATGGTTCTCAATATACTACTGTTTTTGAATCGAATTATGTGGGTGATTATGCAGGATCATTCGAAGGCAACTTCAACAACATATTCGAAGGCGCAAGTTATGTTTCTACCTTTGCCAACTCTTATGCTAGTCAATATACGTCACAGTTCAGTCAAGCATTCTCGGCTAACTATGATAACACAACATACACTGGTGACTTTAATCAGACATATTCTGGCGATTACATTGGTCAGTATAGCGCGTCTTTCGCAGGCAATTATGAGCGAACTACATATGAAACGCAATTTAGCGCGTCATACGCCGGCAACTATGTGGGTCTTTTCTCACAGACTTTCTTAGGAACATATGACAGTCAAGGCTACACTGCTGACTTTACAGCAAACTATACTGGCGACTACAGTGGTACGTTCGGAACTACGTTTCTTGGAAATTATGATAGTCAACAATTTAACGCTATCTTCGAGAGTACTTACACTGGTGATTATAGCGGAGCATTTAGTGCTACGTTCATCGGTGAATACGATAGAGTAAACTACAACACAAACTTCGTAGGCGATTACGTCGGTGATTATAGCGGAGCATTTAGTGCTACGTTCATCGGTGAATACGATAGAGTAACGTACCAAGGTGAGTATGCCTCTACGTACACTGGTGATTATACCGGAACATTTAATGCCAACTTTAACGCTACTTACGATGGAGCTAATTACGCTTCTCAATATACTGGCGGTTATACTGGCGCTCCGTCTGAGACATTTAGTGCTAACTTTATAGGCGAATACCAGCGAATCGATTACACTAGCCAATATACTGGTCAATACGTATCACAGATAAGTGAATCGTTCGGTGCTTCATATACGGGTGTCTACGAAAGAACCAATTACACTTCTGTTTACACTGGTGGTTATACTGGACAAATAAACGAAAACGAGGATAGCACTAACCAAGAGTCGTTCGCTCGTGGCACTTACGTCTCACAATACACTAGCGGATACACTGGTGGTTATGCAGGGCTATACGAACGCGCAGTGAATGAATCGTTTTCAGGTGCCTCATTCACTGGTGATTATACAGGGCAGTATGTTGGTCAAGTTGGCGAAACCATAATTGATAATATCAATGAATCGTTCAATGTGAACTATACAGGCGAATATACAGGGCAGTATGTTGGTCAAGTTGGCGATACAATAGGCGATGCCATCAACGAATCATTCAGTGTAAATTACACTGGCGAATATACAGGGCAGTATGTTGGTCAAGTTGGTGAAACCGAGCAACAAACATTTACAGCAACTTTTAACTCTGCTAATAACTACAATACACAATATACAGGGCAGTATGTTGGTCAAGTAACCGAGAATGAAAGTACAGCGGAACAACAATCTTATACAGGCGCATATACAGGCGATTACACCGGTCAGTATGTTGGTCAAGTAAGTGAGACAGAGCAAACAGCTATCAACGAAGGTTTTGTTACCACATATATTGGAACATATACTGGTGGTTATGAACGCGCACAAACAGAAAATGAAGACCAAACACAAACGACAACATACACGGGCGGTTATGTACGCGCACAAAACACTACTAATCAAGATACAGTGACCGATAGTGTAGGGGAAATTTTCAATGGAAACTTCCAAGGAAACTACGTTAGTACCTCTACAACTTTTTACACTGGACCAAATGCTCATACAACAAGTACGATGGTTGCTGACGAATATGCTGAGTTAGATGATTACAACCTTTCGGGTACAGCTGGTTATTCCTCTGTTTTTTCTTCCCTTAATGGTACTTTCAGCCCGACTTCACTTAATCTTAGCATGGGATCTGTAAGGGCTCTATATCACAGCTGGACTACGATTTTTACTTCTGGTGTTGGTGTTAAAAGATCGACAGGTTTAACGCTTCAACTCAACGCTGGTAGTGCGCCCACGAACTGGCAATCGATGCACCTTGTAGCACCCGGTGGCGCGGTTACGATTGTCAATAGAACGTCTATGTCTTATACGTTGTCAGGTGGAATTGCGACTTTCACTATCGTATCATCTCCCGGACCCGTCTTTTTTGGTCTTAATCAATCTTGGACTGTTAAGTTTATTAATCCCTCCTCCACCACAACGGGATATGCTGGTGGAGGTGGTAGTGCAACTTTCATAGGAGATTACACAAGTTCATACTTAGGCAATTATTCAGGCGCATACACGGGCTCATACACAGGGCAATATACAGGATCCGTGAACGAGAATTTCACGGGTGATTATGTCGGGCAGTATTCGGGTCAATATGTTGGTGTTGTTCAAGAGGGCATAGCTGAAGGCTTCGCGTCTACATACACTGGTCAATACACTGGTGGCTATACAGGCTTATACGAACGAGCGCAGAACCAGTCGTTTGCTACGGTTCAATCATCGACCTATACCGGTGGCTATACAGGGCAATATACAGGCTTATACGAACGAGCGCAGAGCGAAAACTTCGCGGTCAACTATAACAGTTCATACATAGGCAACTACACTGGTGGTTATGCAGGGCTATATGAACGAGCGCAGAATCAAACTTTCGCGGCTGTTTATGCTGGAACGTACACAGGTCAATACGTTGGTGGCTATACAGGTTTATACGAACGATCGCAGAATGAAACTTTCGCGGCTGTCTATGCCGGCACATACACTGGACAATACTCTGGTGGTTATGGAGGGCTATATGAACGCGCAGTGAATGAAACCTTCGGTGTTGCTTACGCGGCTGATTATATTGGTCAGTATGTTGGTCAAATATCTGAAGTAGAACAAACTACAGAACAAGAAACATTCTCCGCGTCTTATATTGGAAATTATATTGGTGGTTATACTGGTCAGTACTTAGGGCAATATGAGCGTACACAACAACAAAACTTTTCTGCCAACTACTTAGCCTCGTTTGAAGGTGCATTTAACGCAACATATGTGGGACTATACGAACGCGCTATTAGTGAAACATTTAGTGCTAACTACCTCGGAACATTCGCGGGCGATTATGTTTCACCATATACTGGAGCATACGAATCTGTAGATAGCGAAACATTTACGGCTAACTTCACTGGCTCTTATAATAGCACATATTTGTCGTCATATGACGGTACCTTTGTAGCTAACTTTAATCAAACATTTATTGACCAATACACCGGAACATTCCTTGGTGATTATCTTTCGCAGTATACAGTCGGATTCACAGCGTCATTCGCTGGAGACTACGCTTCCGATTATCTCGGAACATTCGCGGGTGATTATCTTTCGCAGTATACAAGCGTCTTTACACAAAACTTTGTAGGCACCTACACTTCGGGCTATACAAGAACATTCGACGGCGACTACGTTTCACAATATGAAGGTAACTTCTCGGCTGTATACACAGGAAACTTTACTGCACAATACACCGGAACATTCGACGGCAACTACGTTTCACAATATGAAGGTAACTTCTCAGCTAACTTTGGAGCGCAGTTTAGCGCACAGTATCTTGGAACATTCATAGGTGATTATGTTTCGCACCGATCACACGCGTTTGATGTCGCATACTCTGGAAACTTTACAGAAAACTACATTGACACGTATACATCCCAGTATACATCCCAGTATACATCTGTATTTGAAGCCATTTACGTCGGTGATTTTGAAGGAGCTTATCAAGCTTCCTTTGAAGGTAACTTCGCGGCTCAATACGAAGGATCTTTTGCGCAGACCTTCACAGGATCATACGATACACAATACACTGGATCTTACATATCACAGTATTTGTCGACATACGAATCAGCTTTCACAGCTACATTCGGTGGTGATTACACATCCGAGTATCTAGGAACATTCGACGGTAACTATGTCACAGCCTATGCTAATGTGTTCAACCAGACATTCTCGGGCAATTATGTTTCTAGTTATCTCGGAACATTCACTGGTCAATATACGGGTGAGTACGAGTCAGACTATACAAGCTCATTCGCAGGAGATTATGCATCCGAGTATCTTGGAACATTCGATGGTAACTATGTCTCAGCCTATGCGCCTAGCTACGAGACAACTTACAATTCAGAATATACAGGCACATATGACGCTGACGCTGTGGATGAAAGTTACGATTCATTGTATGTTCGTGATCTATATTCTTCTGATTATACGACTGGTTATATCGAACAAGTTTACGTGTCTGGTTATGTGTCTAGCTACGAAGGTCTTGATAGCGAAGAGCCATACGATACGACATATGATGGTGCTGGTTACACCTCGAGCTATGCCTCTGACTATCAAGCTGATGACATTATCGAGAGTTACGATGACAATGCCTACACCGCACTCTATAATACCGATTACTCGATTGACTATATAACTGATACAGCATACGGTACTGGCGGACACTTACGAGACATCCCTGTATCGATTGAAACTTATACATTATACGTGAGGGTAGCATGAGTTTACAAGTAGAATATTTAGATAACGCATACTGGGAAAATAAAGATAAGACCCAGCTAAAATGCATTCGATTGAAGCCCGTTGAAGGCGGAAAGGGTGGTCGCAAGAAAGATGTTTTATTATTAAATAAAGGTGATCCAGAATATGACGTTGTAGTGTCTAGGTGGGGTGTTCCTCATATCGATAAAAACACTCAAGAACGCGCTGACTCTAAGGATAAAAAAGATCGAGAGAATCGCGCAGTCCACGAACAGCGCAAAAAATCTGCTGAGTTAGAGCAACTATTCAATGCTAAACTTCAGACGAGCGAAATACCTGAAATCAAAAATTCTACAAACAAAGCTATGAGATCGAAGATAAGACGCGCAAAGAGTGTGATCGAAATGCAAGCCCTAGCCGCTCTGCTGATTGGTATGGAATTAGGCTACATTGAGGTCAAAAAATGAGAGGTGCGATTGACACAGTAAAAAAATGGCTACACATCACTCCACCTACGACCCCACCTACGATTGGTTATGTTATTGTAGCATCTCGCAAGAAGTTCTTTTATGTTTCTGCAATTAATCTTATGGAATCAATCAAAGATCATTATCCCGAAGCTAAGATCACTCTAGTCGTTGAAGAAAGATTCCTTGATGGTAACGAGAAGATAGCCGATAACATTATTTTCTGCGATGATCATGCACGAGCTAAGTTGATAGGAATGGCTAAATCACCTTATGATATTACGTTTTATGTCGATGCAGATATAGAATGCGAACACGAAGATATCTCTACAATCTTTGATAAACTCGATGGACATGATATCATGTTCACTGGTCTACCTGCTGATAGACATTACTGTTACGCAGAAGTATTCTTTGACGGTGCAAGAAAGGCTGACGGTACTAAAGCAGGGTTCGAACTTTGCGGAGGTGTCTGTCTTTATGATATGAGAAAACCACTTGTTCGTGAATTCATGAACGATTGGTATAATCTAACTGTAGCTCAGTATGCTAGACTCTGGTGGCCAACGAACGAAGATGGCACTGAAGACCTCAAAAATTATCCTGCTACACTAAAAAGATGGGACCAATTCTCACTTTGGTGGTTAACTAACAAAGAGCCAAAATACAAAGACCTCAAAGTAGGTATATTAGAAGATGATGCTCGATGGAATTACTACTCTAAGTATAAGTACGACCATAATAAAGAGCCTGTAGTATTGAGACACTACTCCTCTTCAGGCGCTAAATCTCTGGAATTTTAAACTATGATGAAAAATATACCTTTAAACGACTTTGCAATAGAATTGTTAGACGAAGCATTGTGGTTTACAAAAGAAGAAAATTACACCGCTGTAATACCTACGAAGATGAACGATCTCGATAAAGCTGATTATTATACGGGTGATGAATACTTCGAGAAAATAAAAGCGATGGGCAGTTCTCATGATGGATTTCCGGAATTCATCGCTTGTTATTCTTTTGGTCAAGGTATTAGATTCGATAATCATAATCCAAAAATTCAAAGAAAGATCGCTGAAGTAACCGAAAGACATAGTGCGTTAATAACTAATATTCAGACTACATTCAATCTTAAAAAGAACGCTCTATTTTCGATTTATCCTCCGGGTGGCTTTATCTCTTGGCATAATAATGCTAACGCGTCGGCTTATAACTTTATATTTACTTACAGCGAGACAGGTGATGGATGGTGGAAGCACCTGGATCCTGTTACTAAAGAAATGGTTCATATACCTGATGTTAAGGGATGGCAATGTAAAGCTGGACACTTCGGCTCATACGCTGACGGAGAAGACTCACTAGTATATCATGCCGCAAAGAATGGTAGTACAGGATTACGAATGACCATTGCGTTCACGTTAGATCGATCTGATACGTCACTATCTCTTCAGGACTGGATAATAGAAGATATTCAAGCTTAGGAATCGTATAAATAACCTTATAAGATAATCGAAAGGATATTATACAAATGGCTACGCATTACGAAGTCCTTCAAATAAATCAAGGCTCTGACATTTCGATAGAGTTGGAGCTTGTAAATGTGGACAATTCTAAAAAGGACTTGACAGGGTTTAGTGTTGAAGCTAAACTCAGTCCAAACTATTCTCAGCCTGATTCTGATAAGACTAGTTTCTTGTCTATAATATCCTCTCCCTCTACAAGCGGTATCGTCAATCTTTCGTTGACTAATGAGCAAACGAGCATACTTAATCCTAAGAAGCGTTTCGTCTATGATGTTGAGATATCACACGTTGATAGTGCTACGGGCAATACAATTGTCGAGAGGGTTCTAGAAGGTATCCTTACAGTAACTCCGGCGGTGACTTAATAATGACAAGAGTAGTAGTTGAAAATAGGACGAAAATTCTAAAGATTGTCGTCGGTACTCCTATCTCAACTGTCGTGGCTGCGGCAGCGGCTGGTGTTGATGTTGATAACATTGCGGGCATTACTACTACCGGTGCAGTCAATGGCGATATTCTTATTTACAATGCTGTCACAGAAACTTGGACAGCGAACAATCTAATAAACGAAAATCAAATTATAGATGGAAAACATTATCCGTCTGATTCCGCTCACGCATTTATGCTTCTGCGTAGAAGCGGCACAAGTGGAGCGCCTCCACATCTTCGTCAAGGCGAAACTGCGTATTCATACTTAGTTGATTCAGCGCATGATGGCTTTGGTAATGGCGGTCAAAGACTGTACATTGGCGTTGGTGCTGACTCGACGTATCCCGATGGATCTGTTCGCGCACAATCATTAGAAGTTATTGGTGGTTCTTACTTCACCAATCTTTTAAATCATCCAGCTGGTGTCAATACTGCGAATAGCGCATTAATCGTTGATTCAAATGGTCACTTAGACTCTCTTCTTGTAAGACAGTTAACAGCCATAAACTTCACTGGCACTGGCGTTACTAACTTAGATTCTACAAACGTAGGTAATCTTAATGTAGCGAATGACGCTGTTTTTGATTCTGACGTAAGAATTAAAGGTAATCTAATAGTCGATGGTGATACTACCTTTGTATTAGATACCGTTTTGGATTCGACTGATGTTATCGGTGATTTTAATGTCTATGAAGGAGTGGCTAACTTTAATGTTGATAAGCAATTCTTTATTGACAGTGTGCAGATCGAACAGTTTATTGATAGTAGCGTTAATGATTTACTAACATCAGGTAATGCAGTAAGTTTAACATACTCTGATCCTAACAATAGCCTCACTATAGCTGTCGATATTACGGATAGCGCAAATCTTGGTGTAGCTTCGTTTGATGCTGTTGCAGGTGAAACAGAAAGCACTACTAAACAATTTTCTAATGTTAACGGTGCAGTGAGTATAACCACTCTTGACGGCGGATTCTTTGGTAATGACTCAAGATATCCAGGATAATTTTAAAACGCTAAATAGAAACACTAAGAGCATTATAACAGGAGCTTGATACGTTGTCAACCACTAAATTACTAAATCGCAGAACTAATGTGCCCGGACAAGTGCCCGGTATAACGGACATTGATCTTGGTGAAGTAGCGATTAATACACATCAAGGTAAAATGTATATCAAACGTGATAAGTTTGGTGTTGTTGATGTGGTCCAAGTGGGCGAAGATGCAGTAGAGAATGTATTCTATGTTTCTAAATCAGGTGAGTTCGGAAACTCAGGAACATCATTGGGCGATTCGTTCAAAACATTAGACTCTGCTGTCAGTCTTATCACCACGCTCAAATCGTTTGCGTTCGATGAAGCTAAATGTACAAGAGACTTTAATTTCATATTCGATGGTCTGTATAACGATATTGCATTCGGAACAAACTATAATGCTGTTACATCGGGTCATTCTTACCAAAGAGCTAACGCTAATAAAGTTATTACAGATCAATTAGTTCCGACTCGTGTATCATTCAATCAGGCTCGTGGTGCTATTGGTTCGGTTGATGAAGTGAAAGCTAGTACGGGCGAAAGCGGAGCCTTATATAGAAACAACAAACACTGGTCAGAGATTATTGACATTCTTGTTAACGGTAAACAAAGTACCGAGCAAGCTCATGATGTATTGGAGTTTCCAGCTCCTCTTGTTCTCACAACACCTGATGCAGACGATGCGGCTATAATTCTACAGAACAATCGCGAATGGTTGAAAGATGAATTGGTCGTATACATTTCACAAAACTATCCTGCACTATCATACGATAGAGTTAAGTGCGAAAGAGATACTGGTTATATCATTGATGCGATAATCACTGATCTGATGACAGGCTCTAATTACAATTCGGTCACTGCGGGTCTTGCGTATAAACGATACCTTGCGTTACCCGATTATCAATCAGCCTCGACTATTGATATCTGGACATTCCTACGCGATAGAATGTTAGAATTGTCAATTACAGAAGCATCTAAGTCTAAGATAATCGCTAGTGTAGCTGAAATCGCTGACATCATGGTCAATGACGTACAAGCGGCTGATATTATTATCACTCCTGATACGCCAGCAACTACGACCAATAGAAGAAATGCGGCTAGTCAGATTAAAAATAACAAGCAATTGTTAATCGACAAAACAGTGTTGTATCTTGCGCAGACGTATCCTACAATTCAGAATTATGACTCTACTAAATGTGCCCGAGATGTTGGTTACATAGTTGACGCTATAACACTGGATCTTATGTTAGGTACAAACTATAACACAGTTACTTCAGGTCTTGCATATGTTCGTGTAAATGCTATTCCTGCTGGACAAGTTGAGTTTACAAAAGGTGCTTGGATAATTCTTCGAGATGCCATAAACGCTCTGTCAATAAGCACAGATTCGCAGGACAAAGTAACTGCAAGTATAGCAGAGATAAACGACATCATTGATAATGGCGCTACCTCTGCTGATACGCTGATAATGCCAGACTCTATTAACACTTCGGTGACTAGAAGAAACGCGGCTGATCAGCTTAAAAATAATAACACATTTATCATCGATGAAGTAATAAGGAATATATCAGAAAACAGTCCTGCACTGACAATCGATAGAGCGAAATGTTCAAGAGATGTTGGATTAATCGTTGAAGCGATCAGCCGAGATTTACTGTTTGGTACAAACTATAATAGTATTACTGCTGGTCTAGCCTATACGCGAAACAATGCTATTCCTGCGGACACTGTAGAAGGTACTGTCGCGGTGATAACTGCTATAGGAACAATAACTGACGGGCTCGCTATCGACGCTTCTACAAAAACAGCCTTGAAAACGAGCGTCAAGACTGTCACGGATATTATCACTTCAGGAATATCTATCAACGATATAGTATTCCCAACAACAATAAACTCTAGTGTTAATGAAGAGCGGGCTCATTCTCAAATTCAACTTAATAAAACTTTGTTGATCGACAACTACATAGCGTATATTACAGCTAACTATCCGTCTTTAGTCTATGACACTGCTAGATGCAGGCGAGATGTTGGATTTATTCTTGACGGTTTATCTCATGACATATTATATGATGGTAACACAGCTTCACGGAATGTTGCTTTTTCGTATTTCGTCGACGGAGTTTCTGTATTACCTGCGGGTCAAGTAACAGCGATATTAGCCGCATACGTAAATTTAAACGCTGATCTCGCATTGGTTTTAGCAGAGACTTTGCCTAACCAAGATGTCACTGGTTCAAGCCAATCAGGTCTTTTGCAAGTAACGACTCGGTTAGAGACTCTTCTTAATATTACGATCAACGCAATAACCGCAGGCAATATAGCGAGTGTTCCTCTCGTAGAAAATGTCGATACTACTGCTATAGCAGAGCCGATGGTAAAAGATTACGCGGCTGTTGTTTCTTCTTTAGCATTCGTTCAAACAAGCGCGATAGCTGTTTACGATCTTGTTGGTCCGGTTCATTATAATCGTACTAAATGTCGAAGAGACTTAGCCTTCATACTAGAAGCTTTACAGCACGACATTCTATATGGCGGTAACTTCGGTTCGTTTAATATAGCGCGATCATATTTTGTTGATGGTGTATCTCAGCTCGGAAGTTCTGATGAAATTACAGCCTCCATTAGCGCCTACCTATTTTTGAAGACTGTAGTGTCTTCGGTCGTACAAGAGACCTATACGGGTCAGGATACGACTGGTGGACTCGCTGGTGCTACTGAAGCCACAACTCTTGATACACTGATAGACATTATAATCGATGTAGTTAATGCTGGCAACATTGATTCGATTGCCACAAGAGTTTTGCCAGATTTAACTGGAATAACAGCTACAGATTATAACACAATTAATAATGCGATAGTAGCATTAAAAGCGGAAGTTATTGAGTATGCAGATTGGTACGGACCTGTCACATATGATCGCGTCAAGTGTAAGCGAGACTTAGGATTCATTCTTGACGGCTTGATTCATGACTTGACATACTTCGGTAATGTCGGATCGGTGACTAACGCAAGATCATATTTCGTGGGTGCTGTAGCTCAACTCGGTAGCGTCGACGAGGTAACATTCACATCAAACGCTTTGACATACCTTGATCTTGCTATTGGGCAAGTCATTCTCAAAACATTCGCAGGTCAAGATACTGTCGCTGATGCAGGCACTGCGGCAGAGGGAGTTGTCGTTAATGACCTGATCTCTATTATCGAAGCACCGATATTAGCGGGTACGATTTCAGGATTGAGAGCTACGGTATTGCCAGATTTCACTGGCATTGTTTCGAGTACTACAGTCGACTACGGTTTGATTCTAGCACAGAAAGCGACGATCACTAGTCAAGCACTAACATATGTTGATCTAAACGGTTCAACGACTTACGATAAAGTTAGATGTCGCAGAGATACAGGCTTTATAGTTGACGCTCTGACACATGACGTATTGTATGGCGGAACACATGGTACGACTATTAATGCCCGAGCTTATTATGTTGGAGCTGTCGCTCAGTTACCTGCTGATCAACAAGCGGCTACTCAAGCGACATACGAACACCTGAAAACAATAGTGGGTCAGCTTATCACTAACACACTAACGAGCAATCTATCCACAGGTGCTGATCTAACTGGCAATGCAAGCCAATATGCTACTGTATCAGAGAAGACTACGCTAGACTCCCTTCTCACGATAATAGTTGATGTTATAGCCGCAGGCAATCTCAACGCTCTACCGGTAGTAGTACAGCCTAATCTAATTAGTCGAGGTGTTTCTGTATCATTAAGAAATGCAGTCGCGGCTACTAAAGCTATTCAGGATTTCTTGATACTTCAGTCGGTTAAGTCTGCAAAGAATACTGGCGATACAACAATCTTTTTGAAGTCTGGTGATTACACGATTAATAATCCTGTTAAGTTACCTCCTAAGACTGCGATTGTCGGTGATAACTTGAGAACCACTACAGTTAGACCTAAGAGTGTGGATTCTGATCTCTTCTACGTAGACAACGGCACTTTCATAAAAGACTTGACCTTTCGAGATCATCAAAACTTAGCGGCTTGTGTTGCATTCGACCCTAGTGTTGATAGCTCAAGAGCCGGACCATTCATTGTACAATCACCTTATGTTCAAAACTGTACTTCTATTACTAACGACGGTGTTGGTATGAGAATTGACGGTTCTAAATGTTCGGGTTTGAAGTCGATGGTATCTGATGCGTTCACTCAGTACAACGCGGCAGGTATTGGTGTTCATCTACTAAATCGCGGTTTTGCTCAGTTGGTTTCTATATTCACAATTTCTACCGAAACCTCTATTCTCGCTGAAACTGGTGGTCAATGTTCTATCACTAACAGTAACGCTTCGTTCGGTGATTTCGGGCTAGTCGCAAAAGGAACTTCTGGTATTCTATATGACGGGCAATTAGACTCGGATTATCCTAAATTCACTACTTCACTGCGTTTGAGAAATGTTATAAATAGAGACAGCGACGATTATATCACTGCATTCGGTGCTTCTAAACTGCCTAATTATGGCGATACAATGAAGTTTGATTCCGAAGAGTATTTCTACACTGTAGTTGGTGTAGATTCGGTTGATGTAGATAAGTATGATATAACATTCGAGCCACCTTTGAATTCGCTGAAAGCTAAAGATCAGAGCATGACCTTTAGACAACGATCATTGATCGCTTCAAGTTCGCACACGTTTGAATATGTTGGTTCGGGAACAAACACGTTCACAGCTATACCTCAGAATGGTGGTATACCTAAGCCCGAGCGTGAAGTGGTATTTGACTCTGAAACGAATGCAGGTTTAGTTGTATTCACTTCGACGGATCAGATGGGTGACTTTAGAATCGGATCAGAACTAACTATTAAAAGACAGGAAGGTAGAATCGTAGGTGAGACATTCGAAAGATCACTATATGCTATTCTAACTCCATATATTCTAGCACTAGAAGGTAACTAAGAACATGGCAACTCCATTAAATGTATTCAAATCCGTTTCAGTACCTATTACTGAAGGACCTATTACAGGTGACAGTGACGTAGTTTACACAACTCCGAACGGTATCACAACTATTGTTTTGATGGCTCAGGTTGCTAACGTAGATTCTGATCAGCAAGTGCATGAAGTAACATTGAAGCAAGCCTCAGCTTCAGCGGCTACTCCTATTCATTTAGTTAGAGGATATAGAGTACAGCCTCGTGACGGTGTTAGTTTGACAACGGGCAAGTTAATCGTCGAAGAAAATGGTGTTATAAGATGTTCGACTTTAGCCGGTAGTGCAAACAAACTTGAACTCACATTAAGCTTCTTGGAATCATTAAATGGTTAATTCTATCAATTCGATTCTCGGAAGTGTAGCCAAAAGGGCTGTAGAGAATTTAGATTCGAGTCGTTATGAATACATAACGCTCGACCAAACAGAGCCAAGCCCAGGCAATCCTTCTACTGATGGTCAACTATATTCGTCAAAAGCAAATGGCGAAAGAGGCTGGACTTCTTTACCTAGAATTAGTGGTCTAGAGTTTATCGATCAAGCTCTTGACTCAGGTAGTGCTACAGACTTATATGCCTTGTTCTTAAAAGGTGATCCTTCGGTCTCTAACGGATTGCACGATAGCGTAGTTTTTAGAAAGCTTAATCTTGGCGCATTCTCTGATACCGAGACATTACAGTCGGTGACTGACCGCGGTGATAGTACCAACGTGTACGTCAAGTTTACTAGTGGTCTCGAAGCTGATAGTGTTCTGATTCTCGGCAACTTGACTGTTCAGGGCACACAGACGATTTTGAACACAGAAATCGTCGAGATAAAAGACTTAAATATATTACTCGCTAAAGGTTCAGCGACTAATGCTCAGGCTAACGGTGCTGGTATAACTATAGACGGATCGTTCGCAGAGTTAAGTTATAAGTCTGTCGACAATTCTTGGAATATGAATCGAAAACTCAACCTCGATTCTGGTCTAGATGTATCTGGTCCAAGCACTATGGATTCTGCTACAATTACAAGTGATTTTGTGATTGAGAATGTTCCGTCATCGGTCACTGCTGTAGTTGGTCTTTTCTTAGATCCTTCGACTAATCAAGTTGTTTCAAGAACAATCTCGACCGATATTCTCGACGGTACTGTTAAGCTAACGAATGTTATTACAAAAAATAACGATCAAACATATTACCCTGCATTCGTTAGTGTTTTAAACGGTGCTGATAGTGCGGCTGTCGATAGTGATTTATCCTACAATCCATCACAGAATAGACTTACAGTACGTAATTTATCTCTTCGCGGTATTTCGTTAGATGCAACTTCCGATGATGTACTTGTAATATCTGCGAATGATTCAGTATCATTTAGGCAACTAGGCGCATTAGCATATCGGGACTCAGAAGAAGATACTTTAGCAACCGTTGTTTCTAGAGGTAACACTACTCTAGACAGTGTTGAGTTTGGTAAGGTAACAGTGAATGGTGATCTGAAAGCTTCAAGGTATTATGATCCTTCTGATAGACAGTTATTAATTTACGATTCCCTGGGTGCCACTCTTTGGGGTGCATAAATAAACGTATAATTTCGGAGAAATAAATGGCTAGCCCAACAACACGACAAACCTTAATCGATTTCTGCCTACGTAGGTTAGGGGAACCAGTGATTGAGATAAATGTGGATGAAGATCAGGTCGAAGATAAAGTCGATGACGCTCTTCAGAAATACCAAGAGTTTCATAGCGATGCGACTCTTAGAACGTATTTAAAACATCAAATAACGGCTACGGATATGAGCAATGGTTGGATTCCTCTGCCATCTTCTGTTCAATGGGTCAAGCGATTGTTTCCTATTAATACTACATTCGGTTCTGGTGGCGGTGATATGTTTAATATCAAGTATCAGATGATGTTTAATAATATGGGAGACTTTTTGAGTTTCGCAGGTGACTTGAGTTACATCTATCAGATGGAACAATATATGAGCCTAATCGATTCTCAACTATCGGGCTTGCCTCAAGTTAGACATGCTCGTAGACAAGAGCGTTTATATATTGATGGTGATTTAACAGACGGTGATATCCTTGAAGGCGATTTCGTTGTCGCTGAAGTCTATCAAATAATTGATCCTAATGTATATAATACTATCTGGAATGATATGTTTATAAAGGATTATACTACACAATTAATAAAACAGCAATGGGGCATTAACATGTCCAAATTCGAGGGTATGCAACTTCCAGGTGGTGTCACGGTTAGTGGTCGCCAAATGTATGAAGATGCCACTGCCGAACTAGAAAGGTTGGAAGAGAAACTTCGACTTGAGCAAGAATTGCCTGTCGATTTCTTCATAGGATAACAATGGCAACTAATCTTTACTTCTCACAAGGCAGACAGTCCGAGCAATTACTATACGAAGATATCATTATCGAATCTTTGAAAATGTACGGGCAGGACGTTTACTATATTCCGCGCGAATTAGTTAACAAAGACACCATCTTTGGCGACGATAGTACCTCACGTTTCGATGCCGCTTATCGTATAGAAATGTACGTCGAAGGCGTCGAAGGTTTTGATGGTGACGGTGACTTATTCGCTAAGTTTGGTGTCGAGATAAGAGATGCCGCTACATTTATTACGGCACGTAGACGATGGCTTAATACTGTAGGTACCGTCGAGAATTCATTAGACGAGCCATTTTATCGTCCACGCGAAGGCGATTTAATAGTGTTGACTCTCTCTAATTCTATTTTCGAGATACAGAAGGTAGAAGATGAATCACCGTTTTATCAATTGAAGGATTTACCTGTATTCCGTATGAGATGTGAATTGTTTGAATATAATGATGAAGATTTTGATACGGGTGTTGCCGCGATTGATGCCGTTGAATCAGCACATGCATACACTACAATTCTCACATTCGATCAAACAGCATTCTCAATTGCTAATAGTACATACACTCTTGGCGAAGAATTAAGTCAGGATAATGGCACGTACATCATGAAAGGTGAAGTCGCTCATATTGACGCGTCTGTTCCTGGTACATATAAACTATCGATAGCGCATACTGGTGCGACTGACGGTGAATATCATGTATGGTCAACCACCGATCCTGTCGTCGGAGCTGACTCACTTGTATCTGAAATACCACTTACTAACACTGGTGAAGATTTACAAGAGGGTAATCAAAACGATATCTTTGATGATGTTGCTGATGACTTTATGGACTTTTCAGAGTCTAATCCGTTTGGAGATCCTATCTAATGTTCGGCACTCATTTTTATCACCAAAGAATTCGAAAGGCTGTAGCTGTATTTGGTTCACTGTTTAATAACCTTAATGTTATACGCAAGAATAACACAGGTGAAGTAATTAGTCAAGTAAAAGTTCCTCTTTCTTATGCACCCAAAAGAGACTTTATAGCTCGAATGGATGAAATGCTCAATACAGAAACGAACGAAAGACAAATAGCATTGAAGTTGCCAAGAATGTCGTTCGAGATTGTTGCGCTTCAGCATGATCCAACTAGACAAATGCCTAGAAATAACACATGCATAAAAGCACCTTCGACATATAACGGTAAAGCTACGCAGTTATATTCTCCTGTACCGTACAACGTATACTTTCAGCTAAATGTCTATGGAAAAAGTCAAGACGATGTTCTTCAGATAATCGAACAGATCGTACCGTATTTTACACCGACATATACTGTAACAGTAAAGCCGCTCGATGATTTCGATGTTAAAGAAGACACGCCTATAGCATTAACAGGACTAACCTTTTCTGATGACTACGAAGGCTCTATCGAACAACGACGATCAATAATCTATACATTAGATTTCGAAATGAAAATGAATATGTGGGCAAACAATAATACAGCGAAAAGCAAGAAAATCATTGAATCTGCTACTGTATCTGTTACTGATATGGACGGTAATAATCTGTTCGATACTAAAGTGTTAGCCAATGTAATAACAGGAAATAGCGGTGTACTTGCAACTGAAGATGCTGGTACTATCACCGAAATCCTAAAGGTCGAAAATATTCAGAGTGCGGTTTCAACTGTCTCGGCTTCTTCACCCACATCTGGTGTCGCCTCTGCAACGATCATCGGTGTTGTTACATCAGGAGGCACTACCTCAGCGAATGTCTCATGGGTCTATACTCCTAATCCAGACTTTTCGGGTAGCGATTCGTTTGTCATTACATTAAATCTTGTCGACGGAACGAGCAATACAGTGACAATTAATACAACGGTCACTGACGCCGTGATTGATGGAATTAGCGATGCGTTCGCAATTACACTTAATACGACTACCGCTATTGATGTCGGTGCTAACGATACGTTCGAGTCTGCTACGGTTGTTTATACGATACCAGTTGGTGGACAACCTGACAACGGTTCGGTGACAATAACTAATTCAGCTACCGGTGCTATGACTTATACGCCCGAGACAGGATTCGTGGGAACAGATGTATTCACCTATACAGCTACGCCCGCTACTGGTCAAGCAGAAAATGTAAGTGTTACATTAACAGTGACATAAAACAGTATAAATAGAATAAGAAATACAATCTGAGGAAGTGACATGGCAGGCGTAAAGGTAACCGATTTAGACTCCGCAACTGGCGTACCAGCGGTAGATGATATTCTAATAATTGTCGATAGGGACACGAATATCACAAAACAAATTAAAGCTGGCGACTTGCTTTTAGGGCAAACAGCTAACCAGTCGAATCAAGTTCTTCTAACAACCTCTACCGAAGCAAACAATAAAGTTTTATTTGGTAATGGCGCTAACGGTGAATACGACTCGGTAAATATCAGCGACAATCTTACGTATAACGCAAGCACAGGCGAGTTAGCGGCAACGCGCTTTGCTGGTAGCGGAGCTGATCTGACTGACTTACCCACAAATGCTCCTGTTGTTAATGCTGTCGATGCTGGCGCAGATGACGATGGTTATCATCTAATGATTCGTAAAACCACTACTGGTGAGGATAGCGTACAGACTGCTAGTAATTTACTATTTAATCCTAATACTGGTGTCTTTAGTGCTCCTTTTGTTGCAGGTGATGGCAGCCAGCTAACAGGCGTAAAAGCAGATAGTGCGCTAGTAGCCGCTTCTGCTTTAAGCGCGAACTTTGCTGTCAATGCCACGAACGCAGATAGTGCGCTAGTAGCCGCTACCGCTTTATTAGCGGTTCGTGCAACAATCGCAGATAGTGCCGCGCTTGCGGCTCTATCAGTTCGAGCAGACTTAGCCACTTACGCACTTGCCGCAGATAGTGCAATAGCATCTTCTACCACACTATTAGCAGATAGAAGTACAAACGTCATTGCTGTAGCCGCTACCAGTGAAACTGCTGTTTATCCTATTTTAGTTGATGGTCTTACGGGCAAACAACTGCCACTCACAGACGGTCCTCTAGTTTATAATCCACAGACCGAAACATTATCAGTAACAAAGATTACTGGTGATGGTTCTGGATTAACAAACTTACCGCTTACTGCTAGTGGTGTTGTTGCGACGGCTGTTAATGTTACTCCTACCGCAGTAGACGCCTCACACTCTATCATATTTACACAAAGCCCGACTGGTGTAGATAGCGTAAACACTGACCCAGATTTTACATATAATCCATCGACCAATCTATTATCTGTTGTCAACCTAGGTGGTAACGGTGCTTTGTTAACAGAAGTTCCGGCTGTATCAATCACATCTAAAACAGGTCCTAGCACAGGTACACAATACGTATTAATGAAGGCTAACCAGACGGGCGATGATTCAGTAACTACCGATGCGGGCGCAGTATGGGACGCGGCTACTGATACTATGTCATTTACTAATGTAGCCGGTAACGGAGCTGGATTAACTAACGTGGCGGCTCTTTCAGCTACTAATGCCACAAACATTGCTGTATCGTCTGTCGATAGTAACGCTACGTACTACATACATTTCGGCTCTGGTGCTTCAGGTAATGATAACGTAAACGTCGATTTGGATCTTACGTATAATCCAAGCACTAATGTTTTGGGTGCTGACAATCTTTTTGTCTCTGATAGTGCAGGATTATGGACTGGCACTGCGCCAGTAACAACTAATGACGCTATCAATAGATTAGCATATCGAGTTAAAGTTCTGAATGGTGGAACACCCGCATAAGAACGCAACTAAATAACAGAAAGTGACGAGGAAATGAAATGGCAGACATTAAGTTATCAGCCCTACCAACACTAACACAGTCCGAAGACGGCGACTTCCTTGTAGTCAATGATGCCAGTACAGGCTCGACTAAGAAGATTACTCGACTTAATTTGATTGGTCATTTAGCTACGCAAATCCGCGATTCTGCTGATGGTGGTATTGTCATTCCTAATGGTGATCTCACCATCGCGAATGAGCTAATAGCTGGAGGAGACATATCAACTACTGGTAAAGTCAAGTTTGGTATGCTAACAGATTTTGTAAGCGGCACATATGCAACTGGTATTGTTGATAGCGAAGGTGGAATGTTGTTAGTCGATAGCGCAGTTCCAACAACATTAGCCGCAAGATCATATTCTCCTGCTGATACCACAAAATGGACAGGCACTGATCCTACTACGATAAAAGAAGCATTAGATAGAATAGCGGCTGCCCTTGGTCCTATAGCATAATGGCTCATACACCGTTTTCTGATAAAGGCAGACGCCACCTAAATCTAAGACAAAATCAGATTGAAGGTGTTTTGCCTGACCACTTTAAGGAATACTATCCTAAATTCTTGGGGCTATTAAATCAGTACTACGAGTGGCAAGATCAATACGCTTCGACCGAATTACTGTCACACCTCTTTAGTACTCGCGACATTAGCGAAACTGATATATCCCTATTGTCTTATATCGAAGATGAATTGCTATTGGGCGATACTTACTTCGAGGGATTTGGACAGACCGAATCAGAGAAACGAGCCGCGGCTAACTTCTCTAGCACTCTATTTCGAGCTAAAGGCTCTAAGTTCGCTATCGAATGGTTCTTTAGATCGTTCTACGGATTCGATGCAGAAGTAATCTATCCAAAAGAAAACATATTCAAGACAAGTGAAAGCGGATCGCTCATTGGTCCGGACTCGCTAAGGTACTTGACTAATGACGAACTATATCAAACATTCGCAATTCTTATTAAAGTTGGCGTACCGATATCGAAGTGGCGAGACATATTTAAGAAGTTTACACATCCTGCAGGAATGTATCTTGGTGGTGAAGTATTATTGACTTCCGATGCTATATCTGCTATACTAATTGATGATCAAGACATTAAACAACGACCTACGACTTCCTATGCGCTCACCGCTGATGTGGACGTTAGTTCTGGCGGTTCTGTACTATTTGAAGGGCAGACTGCGACATTCACGCTCACTGGATCTAACGTAGTTGACGGAATCGATGCTGTCAATTGGCATATTGAACATGTCACTACTGACAATGATGATTTCCCTAGTACGCCACCTTTAGTTGACTCTAAGCAACCTCTCAATATTAATAGTAGCACAGGCACTTTTCAAGTCACAACTTGGATTACAGATGCTACGGTAGAAGCTGATGAATCGTATCTCGTAAAGATTACCGATCAAGAGGGTAGAGCATTAACTGAACTATCAGTGACAGTCAAGAATAGGGTTCCTGCTTACACACTGACACCATCTACTTCAACATTAAACGAAGGAGATACTGCTACATTCACTATCGCAGGAACTAATGTTCCATATTATGGTAGCACAACTTTACAATGGTATGTTTCACATACATCTACCGCAGACGCTGACTTTGTGCCTAACCCACCCCCACTTTCAGCCTCTAAACAATCTGTTACGATATCTGATAGTCAAGGCACGTTTGATGTTAGACTTTCGATAGATGGTGCTAGTGAAGGTTCGGAGTCGTTTGACGTTATACTCGTTGATGCAGTAGGAACAGTATTAGCGACTCAAACAATTACAACCGTTGATGTTGTTAGTGCATATTCTGTCACTGTAGCCGATATAGTAGAAGGCTCTCAAGTAGAGATTAGTATTGCAGTGAATGCTTCCGAAGTTGGCGATAGCTTTACATATGTCATTACTGGCGGAGATACTAGATTATCCCAGACTACAGATACATTCACGATTACAAGTAGCCCGTTCGTTCGAATATTCGATACAACATCCTCGGGCGCATTCGAAGGCTCAACTACTTCTACGGTCACCGTCACGAATAATAATACGTCTGTTCAAGTCTCTGCCACGTTCGCTATTACGGACGCTACACCTACATTCGACATAGTTGCTAGTCCAGCCTCAGCCGGTGAAGGTGATACGGTTGCATTTAC